ATACTGAGTTAGTGTTAGGGGCATTAGGACTTATTACTAAAGTTCTTATTGTCTTCATATCTTTTATTTATTAGTTGTACTACTTTTCTTTCTTAGAGCTTGCCTCTTTATACTTGCATCAGTATTGGCTTTCTCTTTCTCAAGTTTTAATTTATCCTTGTCAAGTTGCAGCTTAAGGTCAAACTCTCTTATCTTCTCAGCAAGATTAGCTTTAGCTTCTGGACTATAATCATCAATCATAATTCCATCATCAAAGTCTGCTTTTGATTCAGCTTGCATTTGAGCTACTATTATCTTAGTCTGATTATCTCTTATATTAGCTTCTTCCTTCTGGAGAAGTTCTGCTTCTTTCTGTTGTTGCTGCATAGCAGCTATTTGCTGTTGAGCTTCAAGTTGTTCCTTCTGAGCCTGTGCCTGTCTTTCTCTAATCTGCTTTTCATCTTTCTCAATCAGTCTTTGCTTTTCAGCCAAGCTGCTTGATGTATAGAGCTTAGTAATAGTAGAGAATGATAAAGTTTGAGTCTGTAATGCAGCCTGAGCCAAAGTATCTAACTTCTGTTGAAGCTCTTGAGTTCCATTACTATTATCTACAACCAAACCATAATCAGCCTCAGCAAACTCATCACCATCAATATCCATTACTCTGGTTGATGTGTCAGATAAGATATACTGGAACTTCTTACTTCTGCCTCTAAGTGCTATTTTAGCTGTCTCCAAGAAGCATTCCAATGCTCTCTTCTTAACGTCATCATGTACTACAAACAACCACTCTGTTATATGTGATGACTGCAATGTAGCTCTCTCTACTCCACCTACAGTCTCTCTATTGCTTATCTGACCTTCTCTCTGCTTGGTAATACCTGCAACCTCAGCCATCTCCATCTTAATAAACTCAAGAAGGTTGATTTGCTGTTGGATATAGTTACCTATATTAGTCTCAAGCATACCCTTGCCAGCATTATTCAATGCACCTGCAAGTTTACCAGTTGAAGCTCCTATAGTACCTTCCTTAAAGCTATCAATAACAGCTATATGGTTAATCTTGGCATAGTACATCCACTTGTCAATAGTCCATCCCTTAGGTACTTTACTCAAGTCAAGCTCTAGAATAGAACCCCAGTTTGCAGCTAATGCCTTATTAAGCCTGTCATGTATAGCATCATACAGGTAGTTGTAAGGCTTCATCATATCCACTAATGAGAAAGGTCTGCTATCATTGAGGTTGTAGATTGAACCTACTATACCAAAGTGGCATCTTGATGGATTGCTTAACCTATTGTATTGTACTAGCCTAGGTCTCATATTAACAAAGATACCATCCTTGCTATCACCTATCATAGTACCTTCCCAAGCCTCATTTATCCAGAACCTCTGAGCCTCTTCACCTCTATCTTTATCTATTACATAGTTCTCAGGGTAGAAGTTATATACTTCTTCACCTGTCTCAGGGTCATAAGACTTAACCTTAAGGATAGCTCTCTTTGACTTCCAATACATTCTAAGAACTCTAAGGTTTCCTGCCAAGTCATAAGGTAACAATGAAGATGTAACTCCCTCACTGAACAGGTTAGCTGGGTCAAAGTAGTATGAACCATTGACTGCTGTAACCTCATCACCTATCATACTTGCATTGATGAAGCCATACCTCTCATCAAGGTTATCCATAGAGTCAGTAGCTGCTTGACCAACATGGTCAGGAAGGTTCTCTATATACTCAATGTCTCTCTTAGTAAGTACATCGTAATAAGTATCTATAACCCTACCAGGACTCCAATAATCCTCTAACAGTATGATGTCAGCATCCTCAATCCTATTTGAATAACCTGACTTGAATACTCTAATCTTTAGGGGATTTATCCTCTCAATCACTGGCTCACCACCTACAATATCACATTGGTAAATCTCCTCACCAACTGCCATTGCATCCATGAAGCCCTGATTGAATATGAGAGGCATATTAAGCTCCTTGATATAATGGTTCAACAGGGCATTAGCCCTTATCTCTCTTATATCCTGCCATTCATAGGTGTAGTAGTCATTCAGCTTCTCAAGCTTCTGGTTGAACTCATCCTCACTTGCTGATGTATCTGCTATAAGCTCTTGCAATCTTTGGAATAGCTCAGTCCTCTTGTTCTCCTCTATCTCAGATATTGCATTAGGGTTTGTTACAACAACCTTGAAATCAAAGACTCTCTTACTCTCCTCACCTCTTAGAACATTAAGTTTACTATTCATAATAGGGTAGTGCTGTAACTTATCAGGTATATAACCAGCCTCTATATGGTCTGGGTTAAGTACCATCTGCAAGTCTGACATATGCAACCTACCATTGAGCAGGTCATAGTTAATCTTCTTATGAACTACTGACTTCCTAACTAAACTGTAATTGAAGAAGGTCTTCTGGTTAGCCCATAAAAGGTGGTTTTTCCTCCACTCTTTAGTTTTCTTACTAAAGGAGAGCATTTGTCTTGGAAAATTTATATTATCCATATTTATTCCTCCTTATATTTCCATATATAGCCATATGCTGTTTTTCTTTTACCATTGCAACAGCAGCTAACATGGTGACCTTTAACATCTAAGTACTGCTCTGCTTCTGTAGTAGAACTAAATTCTCTTATAATCTCTCCCGTAATCTTATCTATCATCAATACCTTCTTAGATAGAGCTTTTCTTAGCTTCTCCTTTGTAGTATCTGATAAATGCTTACCATAGTTAGGATATTCTACTCCAGACTTGAATCCATACTTCAGAAGCTCCTTAAGTCTATGGTCTCTTTGTAGTTCCCAGCATTTTTTAGCAATTTCTCTTTGTTGCTCAATTCTTTCTCCAGAATGCTTTCTACCATATTGAGATGCTCTTACTCCTCTATATTCTCTAAGTTTAGCTTTAGTTTCTTCTGAAACTGCTTTAGCTCCTTCTCCCCCATTAGCTATGTTGTAGCTTCTATTGGATTTCCTATATCTGGCTATTAACAACCTCTCTATCCTGCAAGCAGCATCTTTGGGCAGTCTTCTAAATAGTATTATATGCTTAAAGTTTTCCCACCCATACTTTATTATAGCAGAGTTTAGATATGGATTGTGTTTATATCCATAGCCCCATCTTTTGTTAGGATTATGATACTTAGTTATACCTACATAGACCTTAGAGTTAATTATATTTATGTGCAAATATACTATGTATTCATTTTCCATGCTCTATAATTTTATGCAAAAGTAGTCAATCTCACTCATATCTACAAGTAAATAAATGAAATACTAACTAGTTGCCATATCTTTTACTAAATTTACTGGTTTCTTGAATCTCTTGTCATAGTTATTGGTGAAGAATGGGTCATTGCCTATATAATCCTTTGGAGTAGCATCCTTATCCCTACTAGGATTACCTTGATATAGTACCATCTTCTCCTCTCTATATAACATAACCATACCTAATGCCCTGATTCTATCCACATTTATCTCAGGATTGAATGCTATAAGCTCTTCTATCAAGGCTCTGTTCCTCAAGAAGAACAGGTTCTGAGTAACTACTTCCTGTTCTACTCCACCTATAGTAGTAATCATAGTTACAGGCTTCATCAACCAATCCCTTATAAGACCATTGGCATAGTTGTTTATAGCTGCTGTAGCATTGACACCCTTCTGGTTACTACCAAAGGAGCTGTACTTAATCATCTGCTTATCCCTCAGGTACTCAGGAGTATCAGCTAACAAGTGAGTACAGTTCATCTTTGCAAAGTAGGCATAGATACCCTTCTTATTGGACTCATAGAGGCACTTGGCATTATAAAACAAACATAACAATCTCACTATCTCAAAGTTATCCTCTGCAAATGCTTGTCTACCTGTATATTCAGCTACTATCTTGTCAGTCCATAAGTCCAATACAAATGTAGATGACAGTGATGATGACTCAGCTTGGTCATTATCTACAGGGTCATGCCCTATTATATACCTAGTGTTGGGTACTTTACCACTCCTATCTTTCTCAGGTAACTCAAATATCTCTATAGCTCCTGGTGTATCATTCTCTACTCCATACTTTCTGATAGGCTCATCACTAGTAGGTTTGAACTCCACTTCTCCACTCTTATTCATAACCAGCTTACCTATATACACATCATCAAATGAGTGAACATCAGTGTCAAGCTGCTGTAGTCTTTCAGTCAATGCTGTAACTGGGAAGAATGCTGCCTTTACCTTAATAATAGCCTCAGCAGGTGTAATAGGGTCTTCCGCTATTACTCTAAGAACTGACTTAGGGTCAGCACTATACTTAGCCTTATGCCTTTGCATAAGTATCTCTATCAGTGCTTTTACTACATCAGATACTCCATCCTTGTTATAACATCCTGCTCTATTTACATATGATGGGAAGAAATAACCAAATGTAGGTTTACCTTGCTTAGGTCTATCATATACATTCTCTACTGCAAGTATATTATAAGCCTCTGGGTAATATAATAGAGTCTTAGCTGAGTTAAAGTCTGATTCATCCTCAGCAGCAGTACCTACCAGATACATGGTAGCAAATGTATAGTCACCATCCTCTACTGATTTTCTGGTAATATCATATAGAGACAGTAGTCCCTTGAATGAACCCATCTCCTCGAATAGAATCCAACCTCTCTTACCTCTCAGCTTTTCACTATCATCCTTAGCTGATACTGCCAATACCTGATTGAGTGAGCCTCTTTCAATGCCATACTCATCCTTATAACCCATCTGCCATGACATCTCATTAGGAGAGTTCTTCAACATAAGGTGAGGGAAAGGAGTATGAGAGAAACTAAAGTTAATAGCAGGCTTGAACTTAGATAGTGTACCATCCTTATTATCAGATAGATATTCCTTCTGATAAGCAGTCAGTACTGTAATAACCCTTCTTCTGGACTCTTCTGATTCCCCTAAGATAAGATTATGTCCCATAATAGCTGAGAGTGAGTATGACTTGGCACATCCTCTCTTAGCCAACTCAATAGCATGATGACCTTGCTCTCTAGCATCAAACAGATAGTAATACCTCCATACATTACCCTCTTGTATAAAAGGGAATGACTCTACTCTGACAGCTTTCTTCCTACCCTCAGTAATCTTGTTTACCATCATAGGCTGATAGTTCAAGAACCAGTAGTTAAAACCTGAAATCCATGCACCATCTGAGGGTCTTACTAGACCCTCCCAACATCTTCTTCTCTCCTCATCCCAGAACTTCCTGAACTCAGAGTTAGGATTACTATTGGGTTTTAGGAATGTATAACACCCATGCTTCTGATAGTGTAATGCAGCTTGTCTAAAGTAGTCAGCATCCTCAAGTATAGGAGGATTAGTTATATCCACTATTGCAGCACCTCTCTCATCCCTAGGTAAATCCTTATAGTAAGGTCTATCTGGAGATATGAGGTTCTTAATGAATTGTATGTTAGTCAGACAATCCATAAGCTGCTCTGCTACCTCACTTGGCAAACTATCAAGTAGCTCCTGTGTGACAGGAGTCTGATACCTGTTAGTCTGTATCAGTACCTTTATATCTTCCATTCAACATCAAAGTTAAGTTATCATGGTCCAGAAGGAGATTAAAGATAAAGGTAAGGAGTGATTCCTCCATGTACTTGGTCATTTCAGACTCTTCCTTTTCAGTAACTACCCTACTGGTATGGGATAATGTAGTTACTTTGAACTTCTCTCCGTTATTTATATACCATAGAGTCCACTTGTACTCTTTATAAGCCTTGCTAAAGCTATTACACTCTATCTCTTTGTGTAGTATGAAATGCACTCCTTTCTTACATCTCATCCACTCAAACTTGGTATTCAATACTTCTACTATTCCTACTGCATCCATAATGATTACATATCCTCGTAAATACTCTTCTCTTGCGCACCTCTTACCTTATCACTCTGTGCTATCTCCTTAGCCAATGCTCTCTCAGCCTCATCTAGGTCTTTAACCATTGATGGCACTTGCTTAATAATAGCACCTAGCTCCTTGACATCCTTTACATCAAGCTCCGACATATCAGATGTGAGGTCTCTCAACTTATTCCTATAACCATCAACTAAAGCTCTAGTATCTTCCAGTAATAAAGCTGAGGTAGTCTTGAATGAGGCATATAGCTTCATAGCTTCCTTTACAGTTCCATCAGGTTGCCATGTAGACTTAAGACCCTCACCCTCTTTAATAGCCTTGCTTCTTTCATCCCTATCTATGATATACTGGTAATCACTTCTAGGGTCTTCCATGAAATAGCAATATCCCAACTCCATTATAGCCCTTTCCTTAGAGGCTGACTTATCTCTTACCCATATAGCTCTAAAAGGCTTAAGAGCTAAAGCTTCCTCAGATATGTTGAGGTTATATCCTTCATATTTGAACAGTCTCATATACTATTAAAATAAAAGCCCAATCTTGCTTTAAGACTGGGCTTATAGTGTTAAACTAGAATCTTTGGTTGTTCAGTGTATATTGCAGGGTTCTCATCAAACTCCTCAACCTCAGCTACAAACTTAATGTCAGAGTCTTGTAGGTATAGATGTTCAACACCATCTATCTCAACTATGTCAAAGTTGTAACCTATAACTGGGTTGTCCTTGATTACCCCATCTTGCAGAGACCCAGGCTTATGTTTCATTACTGCATATCTCTTAGGATTGATAAACACTGTATCTCCTACTTCTATGCCTCTTACCATAGGTCCAATTGCAACTACAGTTTGGTATTCCTTAACTGTGTTAGCCTTGCTAACATCAATCAGATTACTACCTCTGGCTTTAACTTCACTACCATATCTGTTCATAGTAGTGATTAACCCATTAAACATGGGCTTGACTTTCTTTATTGTTACTATCATCTCTTAGTTTCTTTACATGCTTATACCTATCCTTAATGGCTTTATACCTAGGGTAAGTACATGATAACTTACCAATGCTAGGTATATTGAAGTTAGTTCTCAACTTGTTGAACTCCTCCTCACTAAGGTCATCTTTAAGTGGTAGTTCTGATATGGTGCATCTTATGTACTTCCAATAAGACTCATATGCCTCCTTGACTACTTCTCTGGGTAGCTCAAGCTTATTAGCCACATGGTCTATAGCATCTTGATAGTTCATTGAAAATCAAATAATAACATCAACTTGAATGAGCCATTCTCCTCAATAACTCTAGGTATATATCTTGGATTAAGCTTACCATCTACTATAATGTTATTCTTTCTCAATTTACCCATTATGACTTGGAAGTGAGGAAGAGTTATATTGCACTCTTCCCTTACCTTCCTCTTTGTATCTTCACTCATAACGAGTCTGTCAAGAATATCATTATCAGAGACCACCTTACTTAGTTCATATCTCTGCTTGACAAAGGAAGTGGCTACTTCCATTTCCCTTTCTGTAAGATGGTGAAATGGCTGTAAGAACATAAACCACATCTTAAAGAAAGAGTAGTCAAGCTTACATGGTATTCTCACCACATTGTCCACTCCCTTCTTGACCATACTTAATCCTCCTTATCAGTCTCTGGTGTGTCCTCAGGCTGCTCAGGAGTAGCCATCAAAGTCTCAATCTCATTAGCACATTGCTTCTTGAAGTCTACTGACAAGTAAGGATTATCCTTATTGATAACTTCAAACAAGTAGTCAAGTCTCTTATATAGGTTAGTCAGGTTAGCTTCATTCAGTGCTATCCTCAACTGCTGGTTCTGTGCATTAAGCTGCTGAGCCTGCGCACTAAGCTGATGACATACATTCTCTAACTCCTCATAACTGAGCTTCTTAGGTGCTGCTGCACCTGCCTTTGGTTCTAACTTCTTTTCCATTTTATTTCATATTTAGATAACTTCCTGCATATTTGGCTGCGTACATTTTCTCCCAATCAAATATATTAGCCTCTTTAGTGTTAGTACTACCACACTTCTCACAGTAGTCTATGCCATCTACTGTCAATATCTTTAAGGATAGGCAATCAGCACAGTAGACTACTGGTACAGCATTATACTCATCATGCTTATGCTGCTCTTCTACTGTTCTTGAGTTGCCCATAAATCTGTCTCTTTATCCTGTTCTCCTTAGTATTGGTGTTACCAAAGGGTCTCTTAGGATATATGACTCCATAAGGAGATACATGACCTCTTCTTATAGCCCTTCTAACACTCTTGAATTTACTTACCGCTTCATAAGTAGCTAATCCTATAGGACAACCTACATTGATAATAGGTTCTCTCTTGATACCTTCTGTATCTCCTCCTACTCTAACTTCTTCCATAATGCCAGTCTTTATTTGTAGAACACCAAGTATATCTGCCCTCCCAAAGCAAACATACTAACAATATCTTCTCTTGGTATCTCAAGCTCATTGGCTTGAGCAACTATGTTCCTGACTGTCTGACCTACTATACAGGTCATCACCTTACCATCTTTAGTCATAGTCTTTAATTTAATTAGTTGCGGAGGAGGGACTCGAACCCTCAACCTCAAGGTTATGAGCCTTGCTAGCTACCATTGCTATCACTCCACGATGTTGAGCAGATAGAGAGAATCGAACTCTCACCAAAAGATTGGAAATCTCTTATACTAACCTTTATACGATACCTGCTTGTTTATTCTTATAATGTAAGTCTCTATGGCAATTAGCACATAGGACTCTGCACTTTTTAATCTCCTCTTCAAGCTTTCTTGGGGACTCTATCAATTTAACAACCTCTTTTTCCTTCTCATCAGGATTAACATGATGAAAATCTAAGCACCAAGGTCTGCTTTCCCCACATATCTCACATTTCAAAGTACTTTTATACTCCTCAAACTCTGCTGTCTTCTTCTTTTTATATTCAGCAGCTTTTGTTTTGTAGTACTCTTTATGTTCCTGATAATGCTTATCTCTGTATATCTTTCTACAAGACTTGCAATCTGAGGCATGACCATCCTTTCTTAGTTTATTTATTGCAAACTCAGAGATTGGTTTTAGCTCTCCACATTTACTGCACTTCTTCATTTCCATTGAGTAGATAATCAGATTTGAACTGACCCCTTGACATTGGCAATGTCATATGCTAACCCCTAACACCATATCTACATAAGCCAAAGATTTGCTATTGGTACTTTGGCATTGCAAGTGTCAGCTTAACTTGCACCCTCAATCATCTACACCTCATAAAAGCTTTTTAACTGAATGCCGCAGGTCAGCTCCTGCTGAGGTTTACCTAGTAGCATTGAGTGTTACTCTCTCACTGTAGGTAAGACAGCTTTTAGTAACTTGTTGAGCCTCCTCTCAGAATCGAACTGAGACTTCCTGTTTACAAGGCAGGCTTGCTAAACCATTAACACTAAGGAGGCATAGTACCCCTGACAGGATTTGAACCTGCAATCCTCAAGGGCGTTGGTGTTTAAGACCAATGTGTATTCCATTCCACCACAGGGGCATTATACTTAGTAAGGTCTCAAATCACATAACTCAAATAGGTACTTATATTTCAGTATATTATGTATGAATGTCTCACACTCAGACCTAATACCTGCATATAGTGTTCCCTCTGGGATATTCTCATAGAACTTAGTAGTTCCTGCTTTAACCTCATTGATGAAGTCCATAGCATTGAGAGCATCACTAGGAGTACCCTTAATCACATTAGGTTGCATATGTCCAAGCAATCCCTGATACTCCTCTGCCAACCCATCCTGATAGTCTGATATAACATCTAGGAACTCATCTAGGTAGACATGGATATTCTTCTTAGGAGCTGCCCAATGCAGGTTCTTACACTTAGTCTTCCAACCCTCCAGAAGGTTAATGAAGCTAATGAAGAACTGACTAGGGTTCTCATCTTGAGAAGTCTTGAACATCTCATCCATTAGCTGATTATCTAGAAAAACACTATCCATTCCTCTTACTCTTGATTTGATACTGCAAAGTTAAGCAAAATATTTAACCTGTGCAAGTAAATTACATTATTTAACTAAAATATCTGTACTCTCTAAGGGACTCGAACCCTTACACCTCTCGGCACTAGAGCCTAAATCTAGCGTGTCTACCAAATTCCACCAAGAGAGCATAAGCTCTTATAGAGAGCTATATTCTTTTGTAGCATCAAAACTAGGGCAAGCCTTATTAGCAAAGTCCCTATGACCATGTATAGATGCTTGAGGGTACTTAGTCTTTAACTCCTTAAGTAACTTAACTAATGACTGCTTCTGCTCAGTAGTCCTAGTATCTTTAGGTGTCTTACCATCAGAAGCACATCCTCCTATATAGCATACTCCAATAGAGTTAGTATTATGACCAGTGCAGTGCGCACCTATAATAGACTCATCTCTACCTATATGTATAGAACCATCTCTATATATTACATAATGGTAGCCTATATCAGAGAAACCTCTTTGAAGATGCCATTGTCTTATAGTATCTACACTATAGTCTTTACCTTCTGGTGTAGCACTGCAATGCACTATCAACTCCTTTATATTCCTCTTATTCACTGAGAGATTGAGCTTAGATAAAGTATTAGCTCCAACAATACCATCCACTTCAAGACCATTAGACCTCTGGAAGTCTTTGACAGCTTCCTCAGTCAGAGGACCAAATATCCCATCTGCCTTTAGGTTCAGCTTCTCTTGAAGAGCCTTTACCTCATTACCTCTACTACCTAGTTTCAGTACCATACCTTAATATATTAGTGGACATTCATAGAATCGAACTATGTTCTAGGGTTTTTCAGACCCTCGCAATGTAACCATACCTGCCCAATGTCCATATAGCTTATTCTAGTCTCTACCCTAGTCACCACTCATAAGCTAAGAGCAATCCTTTCTATTGAAGTGGGAAGTAAAGGAGTCGAACCTATTCAACCAGAGGTGTCAGATTTACAGTCTGAGGCTATCACCGTGTAGCACACTTCCCATAATTAGTTATTATAGTTCCTCATTCAGCAAAAGGGTTATTCCTTGATAATAGGAATACACCCTGTAGGAGTCCAATAGTAACTAGTAGCACTTCTTTCTATATACCACTTTACTTCTCTTTTCACTAAATTAAGAACTCTTCTCATAACATATAAAATTTGAAGTTAAACATGTTATGTTCCCCCACTAGGAGTCGAACCTAGCTCTCAGGATTAAAAGTCCAGAGCATCCACCATCAATGCTTTGAGGGAGTGAAGCAGGGTCTTTTATAGAGGTTTCATCTTATTCCTAGGAAAGATTTTACCCTGCATACCCTCTAGTGCCTCCACAAGGACTTGAACCTTGAGTCCCCTGTTTAAGAGACAGGTGCTTTAACCAATTCAGCTATAGAGGCTTATATAGACTTGGAGGTGGGATTTGAACCCACGAATCACCAGTTTTGCAGACTGTGCCCTTAAACCACTCAGGTACTCCAAGATTATATCTTAATCAATCCCGCATGAATCTCTCTATGGCAATTGGCGCAAACCAATATACACTTATCTATTTCTGGTTTGAGAGATTCAAATGACTTAGTCCCTCCACTAATAGTAAAGTCTTTCTCTTGTGGGTTCAAATGATGAAACTCAAGAGCATTCATACATTTGTTATATCCACATATCTGACATCTACCACCCTTGTACTCTATAAGCCTCTGTTTTACAATACTTCTATACCTTGAAGTATCTCTTACAGGCTTTATTTGTCTATTAGGTCTTTTCTTAAAAACTATAAACTTTTTTAGAGCTTCATAGGATATATGAAGAGTTTTCGCTACAACTTTTATATTACCTACTTTGTCATATAGCTTCTGAGCTTCTACTTTTCTATCTTCACTTATCATAGTACTGGCAGAGGGGATTGAACCCACATGCAACCTATTACCCTTTCTACTGTGTATAAGACAGAGGGGATATGCCAGTATATTGGGGTGTCTGATGGGACTTGAACCCACACTACTTGGAGCCACAATCCAAGGCTCTAGACCAATTAAGCTACAGACACAGTTCTGATGAGTGGACTCGAACCACTAGCTACTGCCTTATGAGAGCAGCTTTCTACCATTGAAATACATCAGAATATAGTTGGCATACATGGAATTGAACCATGATTACTACCTTATCAGAGTAGCTTCCTAACCATTAGAAGATATGCCAATACTCTTGCATACTCTTAAAGACTCGAACTCTAACCAATGGTTTTGGAGACCATTATGCTACCATTACACCAAGAGTACATTCTATTGCGGGACCTGTAAGACTCGAACTTACATCTGAGGGTTAACAGCCCACTGTTCTGACCTTTGAACTAAAGACCCAATAATTGTTGCTCCTGTAGGAATTGAACCTACGACCTTTTCCTTGTAAGGGAACTATTCTTAACCACTGAACTAAGGAGCAATGTAGGCTCTCACTGTGGAGAGCCTTTCTACACTAAGAAAAGTGTAGGTGTCCTAACAAACGCTCTAACACTATGAAACACGGAAACTAATGTGGAGAATGAGGGACTTGAACCCTGAACTCCTCCTTGCAAGGGAGGTGTGTTAGCCAATTACACCACAAACCCCATTAGTAGAGTAGACAAGACTCGAACTTGCAATATCTGCATCCCAAATGCAGGAGGTTAACCATTACCCAACTACTCTATATAGCGGAGAGCTATGTACTCGAAACATATACCCATTATAGGTACAATCTGCTTAGCAGGCAGTCCCTAGAACCCTCTAGGTTAACTCTCCTTCTTCACATACAAGCTACAATGACACTCATCATTCTCTCTATAATCTGAGCAAGGACAATGCTTATCAGTACCTGTATTATGACATGGACACTCACCACCATTTAACTCTACTCTCTTCAAGATAGCATTAACCACCTTATCATTAGGGTTAAGCATCCAGCTTTCTTTCCTTAATATCTGTATCATAGAGGAGGATGTCAGACTCGAACTGACACACCACTGTTACATGATTACTAGTAGTTTTCAAGACTACTGCCTTACCAATTAGGCTTAATCCTCCATTTGCCTACCTACCGCTGTAGGATAGGACTTTGGTTCTGTTATAAGTGTGCAGACTATGAGGGAATTGAACCCTAACCTTCACATTGACAGTGTGATATGCAAACCATTACACTACATAGCCTATATAGTAGAGTCACTGGGAATTGAACCCAGATTTCTGCCTTGAGAGGGCAGTTGCCTAACCTTTAGTAGATGACTCCATTTAGTAGGGAAGTAAGGACTTGAACCTTATCCTCAGCCTTGAAAGAGCTACGACCTAACCTATAGTCTACATCCCCATCTCTTAGTACCCCCTGAGGGAATCGAACCCCCATTAAAGGCTTAGAAGACCCTTGCATTATCCATTATACTAAGAGGGCATTCCTAGTTGGGACTAGAGGACTCGAACCTCTGCTATAAGAGCCAAAATCTCATGTGACTACCACTACACCAAGTCCCATTCTGAATTACTCTGCAAAGGTAAGCAAAATTTTTGAATCTACCAAATTTTACTGTAAGAAATTTAGTTATTAGAGTCCAGAAGAGTATTAAGTAAGTAGCTTAAGTGTTGATACCCATTAGTTTATCTGCCCACTTCTCAGTATAGAAGTGTGAGTAGCCACTCTCTTCATCACATCCTATATAGTCATTAAGCCAAGCATGGAGTATAGATGGCACTCCTATTACTATAAGGTATAGAGGACCTAACATCTTAGATTGCTTTACATGACCACACTCATGTTTGATAGTCATGCCTTGGTCTCTATAAGTCTGACTAATGAACACATACTTACCTAGTGTTACAGCACCTCCAGCCTTTATCAGATAAGCCTTAGCACCTACTGACTCTATATCATCATTACTTATCTCTGTAATGATGCTATCCTTCTTGATGTTCTTCCATAACACACCTAATAGATTCTGTGGTAATTGCCATATCCAATCAGATACTATTCTACCTATATTCTTCATACCTTAATTATTAAGCATAGTATATCCCTAGCCTGTGTTGCCAAGCTTGTTTATATTAGTTCTGCACTTCGTTGGACCCGTTCTTGGTTATACCCCTTAAAGCATATTTACCTGTACCTTTTCCCAGTAGTATTGGTTATGCTAATCCAACTTATAATAGAACACTTTGTACCAGTATTGGGGACACCTCATTCATATATTAGAACTACTACCCAACTTCTGCTCCATTACTTGATTACCTCATGGAGGATAGAGACATACTACCTATCTCTCTGGTAGGTGCAAAGGTAAGTATAATATCTGATATAACCAAATATCTTAAGAAAGTTTAACTATACACTATGGTCTAGGTTGAAAATTTTTTAATTTTTTAATTTTTGAGGTACTTCATTGGTGTGAGGGGAGTATAATATACTCACACCTCCCCTGCCTCTGGCTTGTTGGGGCTTGTCCCCCGTGGGTTGAAATGATACATACTCACATCAGCCAAGATAGTGATAACTTATGTTTAACAATCAAATTACCAAATCATTATGAACAGAACAGATTTAGAGTTTCTGCTTGCATTTGCAGACATTGAAGGCTTAATGAATAAGCCAGTGACAGAAGTCATCAACCTAGCTACTAAGGCTATCAATGCTAGCACCTTAGATGGTGAAATGGCATCTGCTGATGACTACATTGAGTGCTATCTCTATCATTACAGATTGATGAAGGAGTATCATCTGGATGCTGAGGTTAAGACCTTAGTCAGATATGGAGGATATGACTTCTTCATGGCTTGTATAGATTGGGACATCTAGTGACTAACTCATTTATGCAGGGTGAGGGGACTAACTCTCACCTTGCCTTTGATAACATTCCTATATGAAGAAGAATACTGTCATTGCAGTATTGGTACTGGTAGTGCTGATACTTGCAGGTGTTACTCTCTACCAAAGTGAGAGACTGAGTGCTGCCAAGGCTTATATCTATGACCTTGAGACAGACTATCCTAAGTACATTGATACCACTTCTGGAGGTGATGCTTACTCAGAGTGGTATAACTAACTCTTTCCTTATAACTGAATAATTAACTTAGAACCTTATGGTGTATAGGTCAACCGTGTCATATTATGAACTTGTTTTCTAATCTTAAGGTGTATGGTGGTAAGTGGTCTGAGAAGTCATCTCGGAAGTTCTCTCAGGAAGAGCTTGCTCTTGTAGACAAGGCTCAGGTAGTTGAGAGTCAGTATGGCTCATCATGCTGCTTCTTTATGAAGAATGGTACTACCATGTATGTACCTATGTCTCAGGATGCTAAGTCTGAGGTAGGTGACATGGTAGACCTATCTTCTGCTGAGATTGTCACCCTTGAGAAGCAGGGTGAGAAGGACATTCAGCGCATCAGAGGCTAATAGTCCTCAGACCTCATAGGAGAGTGGGAGTAATCCTACTCTCCTTTATTTTTTGATATGGATAGTAAACAACAACATACAACTAACAAGCTATTATATCATCTAGACAGTGACTAACTATGAGACAACAACATATGATTATATAGAAGAGGCACTAACTCCTCCCTTGATACTAGCTATACTATTTATTAGCTGACAGTAGAAGTAATAGTAGTAACTAACAACAACAAGATATGATATATTCAAGAGTATCTTTAGAGCAAGGTCACTAACTCCCCCCTTGCCCTTGCCTTGCATAGCTAATGCTAATAGTAATAGTTGTGCATGTGTACAAATAACATTTATCAAATAACATTTAACATTTAGCACTATGAATCTGTTTTCTAGTCTGAAAGTGTATGGAGGCAAATGGGCTGAAAAGTCTTCCAGAAAGTTCTCACAAGAGGAACTTGCACTTGTAACAAAAGCCCAAGTGGTTGAATCTCAGTATGGAAACTCTTGCTGTTTCTTCATGGCAAATGGTACAACTATGTATGTGCCAATGAGCAATGATGCAAAGAGTGAAGTAGGTGACATCATTGACCTCAAAGAGGCAGAGATAGTTACCTTGGAGAAGAGTGGTGAAAAAGACATCCAGAGAATCCGAGGATAGTCTTAGTGAAAGAGTATGTATCACACATTGTGGTACATAACTCTTTTTACTGTTTTACAAGAACAACAAAGTAGAGTGGCTTATATAGTCACCCTACTTTGCTTGTTATTTTTCAAACCAGTTATTCACTAAAAAGAGTTAAAATTATGAGATACCTACTATCAGTACTACTATTTGTATGTGCCTTCTCTTGTGTACAAGCTCAAGACTATAAACAAGAAGGTACAACATTTGTACAAACCACAAGCAAGAGCAACAGTAGTAAAGCTACTAAGACTGAGTACACATGGGAGAAAGATGGTGTCAAATACCCAATCTATATCTCATCTAAAGGTAAAGCTTATATTATCAGAACATCAAAGAAAACTGGCAAGGAGTATAAGCAATATCTGCCAGACACAGTAGCAGAAACAATCAAAAAGAAGAAGTAATGACACTAGGGGAATGGTTAGGTATAGTCCTATGTACTGCACTTATAATAGGTGCAGTATGGGACATATCTACAGGATATAGCTCTAAAAACAAATAGCACTATTATTATTAGGCAGTTTTACCTCAAGATAGATAGGAACAATAGGACTCACCTAAATGAAAGTCCGCTGTTGAGTGAAAGATTGATGTGAAGGTTAGATGAGTAGGCTCATGGAGTTGAAAGCAAGTACCGAGGGACTGGGGATCAAGTAGACAATACGCAGTGCATTAGTAGAAAGGAGGCTCTATCAGCAAGGGTACTAATTCTGATGAGTGTAAAGAGTATGAGGTTTCTATTAAGGAGATGATACTATCAGCCTGACTTATATGGTATCTACTAAACTCTCTGAATATCTTAAAGTACTGGAGGTCACTAGCTTTAATAAGTACAGTGCTTAAGGTGATTAGCATATATTGGTTAATGCAGTAGTTATCCTATGACATGAGTCTCAGCTTGTTATCTGGATTACTATGCAAATAGGCTCAAATCCTATATCACCTACTATTTATTAACACATTAAATCCACAAGAAAATGAAGAAGTACATTGTTTATGACACCACTGGTAATCCAGTAGGTGTTCCTTTCAACACATGGAAGGATGCAGAGACCTATAAGATAGTCTATGGGAGACCTGATTGGACTGTCAAGTTAGCACACATTCATATAGACCGCAAGTCAACTGAGAGACAGAGAAGAGCTGTCTCATTTGTTGAAGAATGGTGTAATATCTCATTTGAAGGTAATATAAATGACTTCTATGAGGTATCAGACTTCCTTGCAGACTATCTGGACACTGCTAAAGAGATTGCAGAAGATGCTGCTGCATCATATTGGTCAATGATAAATGGTTACTAAGATGAACACAGTGAAGAAGATATTGAAGGGTGTGTTGCTATGGGTGACAGCCTTCACAGTCATGCTATTCATATCAGGAGTGGATAGTATAACTGACCAAGGTTACTTAGTGCCTTGGTTGGTAGTTTGTGCCGTTCTATGCTACTTATGCTACAGGTACATATCTGAGGAGGATTTGAATACTCTCTCAGGTGCCAAGTGGCTTGATAAGAAATTAGGTAGTAGTGATGATGATTTAAGGTAATTTGATTGTACACTCCCAGTCTGTGAAGATAGGGAGTGAAATACCTTCATAGTTCAAGGGATAGAATAACTCTAAGTAAATCATTTATACTATTATATAGATGGAAATTCTTGTAATAACAGAGAAGAGAATCTTCAACTGTTATGCCCTAATTGTCATTCTCTTACAGAGAATTTTGGTAGTAGGAACAAGAATGCTAATAGTGGTAGAAGTATATACTATGGAAGAGCTAGGGCTGATTAGCTCAACTGCACAGAGCGGGGGTTTCCTAAACCTCAGGTTGGGAGTTGGAGTCTCCCATCAGCCACATTTTGCTTAGAGTAGATACTGGTTCGAGTCCAGTTGGAGGTACAATGTCTATTTAACCACTATTTCCTGACTCTGCTGGGCAAAATGACTGAAAATGTGGTGCTAATGGGTAAGCCATAGTTTCTTGTTTTAGCTTGTACTTTGTTCTTAGAAAAGAAGCAAAGCAATTGGGGAATCACATTTGGGAATGTATAGCTTAATGGTAAAGCAGCGTGGTACCACTTCAAAACAATGAGAGCAAGATGTAGGTTCAACTCCTACTGCATTCCTATCTCAATAGTAGTTAAAATGCACAGCCAGCATTGTATCTATGTATCTAACTGGTCATAGTATATGCTGGCACTACTCATGGGGCTGTTTGGTTTTGACTGGTGGCTACTGGGTATGAGGACATGCAGAGACTGATGGAGAGACATCAAAACTTTAGGTGGCAACAGAATTTCTGCACCTGTAGCTCTTGCTGCTTAAGCAATCTACTGAGTTGGTCACTGACTTGGAAACAGAATAGTGACAAAACAAATAAGGTCAAGAAGGAAGTATAATAAGGCTATACCTACTTTCAGTGCTTAATGGCTGTGATGCACACAGAGGGTGTGACCTTTCAGATTTCTTGCATAGATGAATGCAAGTGGTGGATGATGTTGACAATCCAGTCAACCCCAGCAGAGAACCAACTGCATAATAAAGTGGTAAGCATGTGTAATCCTTATATTGAGGGCTATTAGGACAGGGGTTCGACTCCCCTCAGCTCCACAATTAACATCAACAATTAAATTACATTAGAATGGCAAAGATTGTAAACAATGACAAGGGGTTCAAGGTAATCAGCTTGTCAATCGAAGATGCTGCATCTCTAGGCTTTGGTCTATATGGTTCAGGTGCTTGTGTCTGTATGCACTGTAACAAGGGTTGCTTAAGTGGAGACATCTACTATATAGCAGTACTTAATGACACCATGTGCAAGGACTGCTATGAGGAGTGGCTCAAAGGTGCTACAAGGTATGTAGATGATGTTCCATATGAGGCACGGAACTTCAACCGTTATAAGGAGGCATTGGGCTTATGATTATCTTTATATTGGAGTGTATGCTGCTTGGTATAGTAGCTGCACTGACAGGTATCTTCTATAACTACACTCTACAAACAGGTTCTATATTCTGTAAGCTAGGTGTGATACTGGATGACTGGGCAGAGAATGAGGGTGGCTTCAAAGGTTGGATAGCCAATCCTTTAGGTGCTTGTATATATTGTAGTACTACATGGATAACTATATTCATTATGGCTATTTATTGGCTATCATGGAGTAGTTGCCCAGATATAGCTACTATAGTAATATGTACCTTAGCTGCTGTAGGTGTGCAACATCTTATAATCAGAATATTTGTAGAACTTGACAATAGAGAGTAGATTATGTATTTCAAAGAGGATGAACCAACAGGAGGGCTTATAACAATACCTCTTCCTGACCCTACTTATCAGGGTGGTTATTGGTATTAGAGTTAAATTTATGTTAAAGGTAGGTCATTTGTTTGGTAGTATCAAACTTTTGATTTACCTTTGCAAAGTCAAACAAGATTAATTTAATTTTAGTGGTATGTGTTCTAAATTAAATCCAAGATTAAAGCCTGCACCTAAGTTTGAGGGCACTCAACTGGCAGGTGGTTATGGTGCTTTGGCTGCTAGACAATCCAATGTAGCATTGCTTAGAAGAGCAGTGCTGGCTAATCTCCTTTGGGAAGATGTAGCATACATGGATGGAATTTCAGTAGCCAGTGAGATTAAGAGGTTAATACCTCTGTGCCCTGCTGAGGATGTATATAACATAGCTCTTGAAGCTAGGTTAATGCAGAAGCTGAGACATACTCCATTGTTCATAGCAGTGGAAATGTGCAAGTACCCTGAACATAAGTTATTTGTTAAGGACTTGTTACCTAAGATAATCACAAGAGCTGATATGCTCACTGACTTCTTGGCTATATATTGGAAGGACAAGAAATGCCCTATCTGTAATCAAGCTAAGAAAGGTCTGGCTTTAGCCTTCCACAACTTCAATGAGTATAAGTTGGCTAAGTATGACAGAGATGCTGCTATCAAGCTCAGAGATGTGATGTTCTTAGTACATACTAAGCCTAGAAACCAATATGAGCAGGAGTTGTTCAATAAGGTAGCTGAGAGAACTCTTACACCTCCTGAGACATGGGAAGTCATGTTATCTAGAGGTGAGGATAAGAAAGCTACTTGGACTAAGCTCATTACAGAAGGTAAGATAGGAGGATTAGCTATGTTGAGGAATATAGCTAATATGCAGAAAGCTAATGTGGATAGAAAGACTATTCAAGATGGTCTTAAAACACTAAGAAGCTCAATGCTATTACCTCTTGACTTCTGGAAGGCTGCTAGGATGAACTCAGTATTTGAGAGAGACATTGAGGATGCTATGATTGAGGCATATAAGAACTTACCTAAACTTCCTGGTAAGACACTGTTTATAGTGGATGTATCAGGTTCTATGGGTTCTTTAACCTCTGGTAGTTCTCAGTTCAATAGAATGGACCAAGCCTGTGCTATGGCTATCTTGGCAGCTAATCAGTGCGAGGACTATGAGCTTGTAGCTACAGCAGGTAATGATGGTTCTAGAAAGAATGCCTCAGAGTGGATTGAATATCCTAAGAGAGGTTTTGCTCTTGCTCCACAGATAATGGAGACCAGACATAGGATTGGTGGCGGAGGTATATTCACCAGACAATGCCTAGAGTGGTGTAAGGATAAGTTCAAAGACAAGAAGTTTGATAGAATTATCATATTCTCAGACTCTCAAGACTGTGACTATCCTGAGAAGAGAGTGCCTAAACCTTTTGGTACTTACAACTATATTTGTGATGTGTCAGCACACACAAAAGGTGTAAACTACAGAGGTACATGGACTGCTGAGATAAGTGGTTTCTCGGAGCATTTCATTACATTCATTGCAGCAATGGAAGGTGTTCAGAATACCTTTGAAGAATAAAACAAAGAGTACTGTGTAGTGTTTTGTCAGACTTACTTCATTAACTAAGTGGTATAGTGCAAAACTTTTAATTTTGATGTCACAGGTTCGAGTCCTGTATGAGATTGGGGAAACCCAAGTCTGACATCTGTTCTCCAGTACTCTTTTCAATATGGAGGAGTTAGCTCAGTTGGTTAGAGCACTTAATGTTACTCTGTCAAATGTTCCATAGTAATATTGGTGGCAGATAGAGTTACTTCGGAATTGCTAATTCAGTGGTCATAGGTTCAAATCCTATACTCCTCCCTTACTTTGTTGGATTTTGTGTGTTCTACCTCACTGGTATGTGAATATAGGTGAGGTTTCTACAAGGCGGAGTAGCTAAATGGTAAAGCAACACCCTTACAGGATTTCTCTGGTAAAGCAGTAGTGAGTTGTCAGGGTTACTTCAAGGTTATAGCATTAGTTTTGGGTACTAAAGTATGTAAGTTCGAGTCTTACCTCCGCCACTTATTACCTACCTCACCTAGCGTAGTTGTACAGAGTGAGACCTAATAGGAGGCATCAAAGGAACTATCCTAGTCACACTGGTGTGCTGTTCAGTGAGTGAGAAAATGAGCAGCCCCGAAGCATAGTGGGGATAATGTCAAGGAGTACCATCCTTAAGCAGCTATGTAAAACTGGTTGACAATCTGGAAAGACAGATAATAAATGGGGGAGTAGCTAAATTGGTTACAATACTCTAGCTGTTATTCTCTGGAAGCAGTAGTGTTAGCAAAGAGTTACTTCAAGCATTCATCTGATAAATGAAAGTATATTGGTTCGAGTCCAATCTCCCCCACAAGATAGAGGTTAGTGAATGTTACAGTTACTTCATATTATGACTAGTATATTTATTTAACATTCAATCAAGAAAGGAGTAGATTTATTTACAACTTTTCAATTCAACCAACTGTGGCAGAGTTGTTCTACCTCTATTAAGAGGGCTGTGGTAGCAATACTATAGTCCTCTTTCTTTTTGATAACTGTGTTAGCTACATATATTGTATTACTAAAAAAAAGTATGACAAAGACAAAGGAAAGTGTCGAGAGAGTCGAGGACTTGAAGGCACAAGTGAAAGACCTTCTTGGTGTAGATGCCATGATGGATGAAGATGTGACTAAGGACATGAAGGAAACCCTTATCACCCAAGCTAAGAACAATGGTGAGGAACACATCGAAGAGGTGATTGACACCATTGAGAAAGCACTTGAGAAGATTAAGGACCCTGGGTTCAAGGCTATCATCGCTTCTATCATCTGGACTAAGTGTCCTATGGGTATGCAGAAGTCCTGCATTGAACTCCACAACAAGATGCTATGTGCTGCAATGGCTGCTCACATGGAGAAGCAGACTAAGGGCAATCCCCTTGTAGGTCTTGCACTGCTGGCAGCTACATTGAAAAACAAACTGCATGAGTGAAATCAAGGTGAGTGTCAGTATTACACTACAAGGTGGTGTAATGCTGACCCAAGCTGAGGCTGAACAGCTTGAGAAGAACAAAGTAGGCACTGGCTATGACCTGACTAGAATCAAGGTTGAGGACAAGAAAGGCAATGCTGATGTCATCAACGTGAGAACTAGGAAGTTCAGAACTGCCACACAGACCATAAGCATGTGCAAAGAGGCTTATGAGTACATGACAAGCAAGGATAGCTGTCCTCCCAGTATCAAACAGTTTGTATGGGCTAAAATGAAGCCTGTACAGAGACTGGAGGCACATCTGGACTTAGTGTGCAAGCACCTCAAAGGCATCTCCTATACCTATAAGGTATTTGATGATTGAGTAATAACAACATCACTTATACTGTAGAAGTATGGAGTTTCTTGTGGTATTAGTGTCCTTATTGGGAGTTATACTCCTGATAAGGACATTTACTAGGTATGACCCTAATCTTGACTTGGTACAGTCAGGTAGAAAGTACATACTGTTCCTGTGGTACAACAAGTACAACTGGAGTGGTGAGTATGAGGGCAGGAAGTACATTAAATTGTTTGAGATATGATAGAGTTTGGACTTAAAAGAGCCACAAATGGTAAAAGGTCTAGGTGGTCTAAGAAGTTCCCTCGTAAGAGAATACTCAATAGAGGGGATGAGAAGGCTGCCTTTTGGTTCAGAAGCAATTGGATAGATGATAACTACAGGTACTTCAAGGATAACTTGGATAAGTTCCTTAAGTCCAATGTAGGTAGACCAGTTGATAAGGTATTCTCAGAGTTCCTTGATAGGTGTAATAAATCTGCCAAGGTATATAATCTGAGGAAATGGTTCTATGATATGTTTGAGGAGAAGTCAGAGATTGGCTGGTCAGGTGGTTTCTACATCACCAATGGCATATTGAACTACAAGAAGAGAACCAAGAAACTTAAGTCCAAGCCTTACATTAGCATAGGTGACTATAACAGACAGATAATGCCTGATATAGTTACTCTGTGCAAACAATGTGAGTCAAGTCATCTCAAGCAACCTGTTGGAGAGTTCAAGCTTACCTATAAGGTCCAGAAGAGAGTTTACTTAGTAGAGAGGGAGGTATGGTTAAATGACCTAAAGCTACAGTCTCACTATAGGTTATGCTCTATCTATGGAGTAGGTAAGGGAGTATCTAAAAGTATATGGGACTCTCAAGACAAGATGTACAAGGCTACCTATGAGCTGTGGGATGACTGGAGCTGGTCTAAACTACCTGAGTTTGTATTTATTACCAAGATTGAGAAGATATGAAGAAAGGTCTTATACTAGTAGTATGGTTCGTGGTGTTTATGGCTTTGCTGACAGGCTCATTGAGTCTTATATCAGCACCTAACACTATAGAGAACTTGCTAGGAGTAGTGGTACTAGCTGGTACTGTGGCTCTTAGTATTAAAACAAAGTGTTTAACAAACTTAATAATTGAAAGGAAACATGAGAAGTAAGATTATGGGCTTTGTGTTAGCCCTGTTTGCAGTAGTCTCCATGACATCATGTATGGAGAAGGTAGATGCAGGTTGTGAAGGCATCAAGGTGAACTTGTATGGTAGTGACAAGGGAGTAGATGATGCTTCCTTGGTAACTGGTATTGTATGGTACAATCCTTGGACCACTACAGTATATGAGTACCCTACCTATGTACAGACTATTGACTATGAGCCATTTACAATCAATGCTAAGGATGGTTCAGAGTTCACTGTAGACCCTACTGTATCATTGAAGATTATAGATGGTAAATCACCTGCTGTCTTCAAGAAATACAGGAAAGAGTTGAATGAGGTAATCAAGGGTACTCTGTATAACTATGTGAAGGATGCCTTTAGAATCCAGTTGAACAAGTTCACCACTGATGATATTGTAAGTAAGAGGGATAGTATTGAAAATGCCATTGAGAGATACTTGACCCAAGCACTTGCCAAAGAGAACTTCCAATTGGAACAACTCACTTCTGGATTGAAATATCCTCAAACCATTGTAGAGTCTGTGAATGCTAAGAACAAGGCTATTCAACAAGCTATGCAAGTAGAGAATGAGGTAAAAGTAGCAGAAGCCCAAGCCAAGAAGCTCATTGTAGCTGCTGAGGCAGAGAAGAAAGCCAATGAATTAAGGCAACAGGCTCTCACTCCAGCTATCCTTGAGAAGATGTGGATTGAGAAGTGGGATGGCAAACTCCCTGTGTATGGTCAAGTGCCTACTATATTCAAAGACATCAGTAAGTAAGCTATGGGATGGATTATATTAGGTATAGTGTTCCTTGTGGTGACTATATGGTCACTCAAGGGCACTACCATCGCTGAGTACCACTATAAGAACAGAGTGGATGAGTACCATGTTCCTGTATGGATTCTGCTTATAGCTTTTGTAATCTACTGTATTCCTATTATGGGTATATTGGCATTCATAGCATATCATATATGGTTCTTTGTGCTTGCCAGTAGGAAACCGCATAATGACTATGAGTACTGGATTATAGAACTATCAAGCAAGAACACACTACACAGGATTCTTGGTGCTGTAGTAAGTGTACTTAACAAAACAATCTAGTATGAAACAGAAGATATTTAACTATATACTGCTGTCTTGGATGGTAGTCCTCACAGGATATACTATCATAGAGAGTAGGAAAGCTCCTCCTGATGTTGAGTTTGAGTTAAAGCTCAATGATAGGGAGATTATGAAAGACTTGGAAGCTAATGTTACCAATATGCTTGCAGTGTGTGAATACTATGATGTAAAACATCCTAGGATAGTCACAGCTCAAGCCATACTTGAGTCTGATAACTTTGAGTCTGAGTTATTCAAGGAGTATAATAATCCCTTTGGTCTTTACAACAGTAAGAAGAAGGATTACTTCAAGTTCAAGCATTGGACAGATGCTGTAGCAGCCTATATCTCTATGGTAGAGCATAGGTATGCTGGAGGTGATTATTATAGATTCCTTGAGGAGCTTCCCTATGCCCAAGATAGTAGATATATAGATAAAGTCAGAATAATAGAAAGTAATTTACCTCCGTAGATATGAATAGAGAAGATGCAAGAGAAGAGATATTGAGATTGACCAATAAGGCAATACTCTTGGAACTCCCAACTGGTTATGGTAAGTCATTGATGGGTATGGACTTATGCTTGAGAGACAATCCTCACAGCATTCTTATAGTAGTACCCAGAGTTGTTCTTATACAGAACTGGAAGGATGAGTTTAAGAAGTGGGGAAATGATGAGTACCTAGACAGAGTTACATTCAGTACTTATGCTGGGTTACACAAAGTTCCTGATATTCGAGGACACTTTAACTGTGTCATATTGGATGAAGCTCATCACATAACTCCTAGAGTTCAGGATTTGCTTACCTATATAACATATGACAAGATAATCATGTTGTCAGCTACAGTCAAGAGAGACCTCAAGTATGACTTGAAGGATATGTTTCCTGACCTATATTGTTATAAGGTGAACATGAAGGAAGCCATAGAGAATGAAGTCCTTCCTGACCCTATGGTCTATCTGTTACCTCTTACTCTTGATAGCAGATATAATTCAGAGAAGATAGTGAAGCACAGTAGTGGTAAAACCTCAGTGACTTGCTCCTATAAGGATAGATGGAACTACCTGAGAAACAAGAACATCAAGTTGACTATTGAGTGTACTCAGCTCCAGAAGAGTGTTGAATTGGATAATGAGATAAACTTCTGGAAGGATAAGTACATGAGAACTAGGAATGAGATATTCAAGAACAAATGGTTACATCTTGCAGGTCAGAGGTTGAAGTGGTTATCAAACCTAAAGAACCCTATTGTGCTTAGTCTATTGGCTCTATTCAGGAATGAGAGAGTATTGACTTTCTGTAACTCCATAGACCAGACCATTGAACTGGGTAGGAACTGTATCAACAGTAAGAACAAGAATGCAGTGAAAGTGCTTGAATCCTTTAATAAGGGAGAGATAAGGCACATCACAGCTTGTAATATGCTCAATGAGGGTATGAACTTGTCTAACTGTAGGATAGGTATATATGCCAATCTCAATAGTTCTGAGATAATCATCAAGCAAAGGCTTGGTAGAATACTTAGGCATAAGAACCCAGTGATAGTGATACCTTTCTATAAGGGTACTAGGGAAGAGGAGTTAGTTGCTAAGATGCTTGAGGACTACAATCCTCAACTGATTCGTACAGTAGAAAACATAACTGACATAAAGATATGAGAAACAGAGTTTTAATTACGGAGTCCACTTTCCATGTGGATGAGGCAAACAAGGTAGTGGTATGCACACTTGAGTGTGATATGCAGCTTCACAAGCATCCTGCTTGGAATGCTATTGACTGTGATATGCTCAAGAAGCTTCCCTATGTAGATTGTCATGGTAGATTTACTACCAAGGCTAAGGCAAGATGCAATGCCACTGACACATTTGATGTTGAGACTGGTAAGATGATTGCTGAGAGCAGAGCTAAAGCCAAGATGTTCAGCACCTCAAGCAAGGTGTACAAGCTTTGTTCAAGTGCCTTGGCTAAACTGGCAAAGGAATGTAGTAACTCATCTGTAGCTTGTGAGCAGGCTATGATGATTGAGAATGACCATGTTCTTGAATTAACTAGGTAAGGTATGACAATAAGCATAAATGAGTCTATCTGTAAGAAGAATAAGTTAAGCCTAGCAGAGTTGCTATCTATTCTTCTTATTAAGACTGGTGCTGACATACCTAAGTTATTCAAGAGCCTTGAAGAGAAAGAAGTTATAGTCAAGGATGTATTTGGAGGTTATATGATAACCCAGAGATGGGATGATGTAGCTTCCACTATACTCCTTGATTCTGACAAGGACAGTCAGCCATCAGAAAGACTTGAGAACTTGGCTGTACAACTGGCTGAAATATTCCCTAAAGAGAAGAAGGCAGGTACTTGCCACTATTTCAGAGGTAATAAGAAAGACACCATACTTCGATTGAAGAAGTTCTTCAAGAGATATGGTAATAAGTTCACAGATGAGCAGATACTGGAAGCTGCTAGAAGCTATGTAGCTTCTTTCAATGGTAACTACCACTATATGAGGGTATTAAAGTACTTTATATGGAAGGATGCCAAGAAGGAAGATGCAGATGGTAATCTGTATGTGGATGAGACATCTGACTTAGCAACCCTGATTGAGAATGCAGGTGCTATTGACTCCATTAAAGAAGATTGGACAACTAGCTTGAACTGATATGGATGTATTTGACAGGTCAATAGAGAAGCTCAAGGTCAGGAGACAAAGGATATTGGATGGACAGATTAACTGTATTCCATTACCTTTCCCTAGATTGAGAACCTGGTTGCCAGGTATTGAAAAGAGAAGATATACCATAATTTCCGCAAATCAAAAAATCGGAAAGTCTAAGTTATCAGATTATCTGTATGTCTATGAGCCTTTCTTCTATATGATAGAGCATCCTGACCAATTAAGGTTCAAGGTGCTTTACTTCACTCTTGAAATGGGTAAGGAAGAGAAGTTCTATGAGTTTCTCTGCCACCTGTTATATAGGTTGGATAACATAAGGATAAGTCCTACCAACCTTAAGAGTACCAATGCTGACAATCCTTGTCCTGAGCATATACTTGAACTCATTGAGAGTGAGAGGTATCAGGAGTATATAAGGAAGTTCAAGGAGACTGTCATCTATATAGATGATATAAGGAATCCTACTGGTATCTATAAGAGAATCAGAGGGTTTATGCTTGAAAGAGGTCAGTTCCACTATAAGAAAGGTACTGTTAAGGATGAGAATGGTCTACCTATGGAGGTAGATGTCATTGATTACTTTGAACATGCTGATGAAGATGAGTATATAGAAGTAATCCTTGATAACTATTCCAACCTCATGCAAGAGCAAGGTATGGATAAGAGAGCTACCATTGAGAAGATGAGTAAGTATGCCATTGAACTCAGAGATAAGTTTGATATTCATTTCTGTGCTATCCAGCATCAAGCCCAAGCTCAAGAAGGTATTGAGAATCAGAAGCTCAATAAGCTATATCCATCATCAGATGGTCTGGCTGACTGTAAGACTACCACTAGAGATGCTAATCTGGTATTAGGTCTGTTCAGTCCTTTCAAGTATGGTCTCACAGAGTATGAGAAGTATGACATAACCAGATTCAAGAATAACATCAGGTTCTTGTTAGTCATTGAAGACAGAGACAATGGTGCAGGTGGTCAGGTATGTCCATTACTCTTTGATGGTGAGGTAAGTAGCTTCTGTGAATTACCTCTTCCTGACAATAAGAGGGAGATTGAGTCAGCACTACAGTATGTAGAGCAAGTCATAAGAAGGAGGGCTACTCCAGTATTTATGATGTTCACAAGAGAGTTCTCAAGAGAGAAAAGAAAAGTAGTTAAAGGCTTGCATAGGTGGTTCAATAGAAGTATCTTTGCAAGCAGAAACAAGTAAAGTAATATGGCAAAAGCATTGATTCTAGCTAAGACTGGGTTTGGTAAATCCAGTTCATTGGTTGGTGTACCCTCAGCAGGTATATTGGGCTTAGACCCTAAGGAGACTTATCTTCTTAGTTGTGTCAATAAGCCTCTGCCTATCAAGGGTGCATCGAAGATTTATGTACCTGTACCTATGCAGGGAGTAACTCCAGCGAACCTAGGTTCAGTTATAGGTAAAGGTAACAGGATTATCACCAAAGATGCCAAGATTGTAGCTGCTGCTATAGAGCTGTTAATCAATTCACCCTTCAAGAACATAGTGGTTGATGATATGAACTATCTATCACAGGACTACTATATGAAGAATGCCATGAAAGGTGGTTGGGACACTCCTAAGCAGATAGGTTACAACATGGGTCTTATCTTTGACCAGATTGACAATGTGCCAGAGGATAAGAACATTATCTGTATGGCTCACTTTGAGACCTATAAGGATAAGAATGGTGACTCTATCTCTTACAAGTACAAATCAACTGGTAACATGGTTGATGAGTACATTACCCCAGAAGGTAAGTTTGAGACAGTACTCTTTGGAAAGATGTCTTGGGATGACACAGCTAAGGTAGCTGTAAGGCAGTTTGTAACCAATAATGATGGTGAATATCCTGCCAAGAGTCCTGTTGGTATGTTTGAATCCCTGTATATTCCTAATGACTTGGGTATAGTAGCTCAGAAGATGCAGGAGTATTATGAGGGAGAATGACCAGAGAGGATGTAATCAGGTTAAGCTACGCAGCTAGCAATGGCAACCTGAGCGGTAGTGATGCGAGTACATTGCTACTATCATACTGCTTGGAGAATGGGAAACCTTATATGGAAAGTACAATGTTTGTAATAGGCTTGGGCAAGATGCCTGAGCTTCTTGCTTATTGTATATCCTATGCTCTTGGATGGTATGAGAGAAAATATGCCATAAATAAGCTGTATTCAGCACCTAATCCTATGGCATTAGGTGATGGGAGAAGAATAATCTTAATATATTAAGTAAAATGAAAGAGTTAAGCAAATTTGAGATTGCAGCCATCAAGAGGACTGCACAGAATGTGAATGCAATGGTCACTAAGAAGACCAAGCTGAAAGAGAAGATTGATGCACTTCAAGCTGAGTATGACCAGATTGAAGAGGCACAGGAGCAGTTTGAAGCACCCATCAGAAAGATGACTGGTGGTTATGGTACTGAGGACCTCGTAGTGAAGGTGACTGAGGACACTGGCAAGCCAGCTAAGTATGTCTTGAAGTACCCTGACACTATTCTTCCTCCTACTATGGATAATGGTGATGGTGTAGTGGATGACACTGAGAAAGCTCCTGAGGTTGAAGTACCTGCTGAGGATGCAGTTGCTATTGACCCTACAGTAGAATCTCCTCTTGCTCCTGCTATGGAGAACAAAGAGCATGGTACAGACTCCAGTGACCTTCCCTTTATGAACTAATCAAACAAAAGTAAATAAGTATGAAAGAACATAATGTAGTATTTATGGCATTTGCACAGGGCAGTGAGTCTAAGGAAGTTGTAAGAAAGCTGTACATTGGTATAGCTCCTGTCTTTGTGCTGGCTGTCAATCCTAATAAGGAAGAGACAGAGAAGCTCTATAACACAGAGCTTGATGAAGCTCCTAACTATCTGAGTGAGGCTGAGGTTGGTCCAGAAGGTAATAAGTCTAAAGTACCTCAGGCTAGGATTGACTTTGTAGTCAAGTCAGATAAGGAGAAGTGCAATGGAATTGAGATGCTCACCAGAGTAACTTTCTTCCTTAACAAGGCATATAGGTATAACAAGGACAACACCAAGGTTGAGGTAATCAACAAGTATGGTGAGACTACTTGGTTGCCTATTGGTGCAGCTAAAGGTACTGAACCTATCCCTGACAACATGAAGTGGTATGATACTTCTGACATGAGACCTGCTTATATTGGTGAGGCAGAGCTTACTGACTTCATCAAGAAGTATCTGAACATTCCCAACAAGTCATTCACTAACCCTAAGACTAAGGAGGTTAAGTTTATTCCTAACTTGGCTGATGCTGAGGCTAGACTTGACAAGATTGAGAACTACTTCAAGGGTGACTTCACTGAGTTGAAGAACATCATCAAGTTGCAGCCCAACAACAGGGTTAAGGGTATGTTTGGTGTAAGGACTACTGATGATAATAAGCAGTATCAGGCTGTTTATACTCAGAAGTTCCTGAAACTCAATGTTACAGACTACAGTAAACTTGATGAGGAAATGCAGAACAGAAAGGCTGCTGGGGCATATCCTACAACTGAGTTCAGCATTGAACCTCTGCATGAGTACAATGTAGCTGCAACTGATTTCAACTCACCTGAGAATGACCCATTGGGTGCAGGTTCAGCACCTGCTAGTACCCCTTGGGATGCTTGGGGCGGTAACAAGTAATAACTTTTTAAACTATTAGACATGGCATTTGCATCTGGAGAACATAGCATTACCCTAGAAGATGTCCTAGCAAGAACTACGGAATTTGACATACTATACCATTATTTCAATGTAAGTGAACTGCCTACTATAATACATTCACCTTTGAGGCAGGACAACAGACCTTCATTTGGTCTATATACATTAGATGGTAAGAGGGTACATTACACTGACTTAGCTACTAAGGATAGAGGTGGACTGTTTGATTTGCTTATGAAGTATTGGGGGGAGAGTTACAAAGATATGCTTAATCATCTTTGGGAGGACTTACCCAATTTCTCCAATGCCAATGTCCAGTTTAATAGTGTGAAGAGTGAGAGGTCTTACCAGTACCAGTCTCTCAAGTCAAGGAACATAGACCTTCAATGTAAGGTCAGAGAGTGGAGGGATTATGATTTAGAATACTGGGCTTCTTATGGTATATCACTAGAGTGGCTCAAGTATGCTGACATATATCCCATATCGCATAAGATTGTAATTAGGGATGGTCAGAGATATGTATTTGGAGCTGACAAGTATGCCTATGCCTATGTAGAGAGGAAAGAGGGTAAAGTAACCCTCAAGATATACCAGCCTTATAATAAAGGTGGGTATAAGTGGAGCAACAGGCATGACAGGAGTGTCATATCACTATGGACTAAAGTACCTGAGTATGGAGATAAAATCTGCATATGCTCATCCATGAAGGATGCCTTGTGCTTATGGGCTAACACAGGAATACCAGCACTAGCTATTCAAGGTGAAGGCTATGGTATGAGTGATACTGCTATTGGTGAACTCAAAAGGAGGTATAGCAAGATATACATTCTCCTAGACAATGATGAAGCTGGACTGCAAGATGCAGTGAAACTGTCAGAGTCTACTGGGTTCACCAATATAGTATTACCCAAAGTGAATGATGCTAAAGACATCAGTGACTTATACAAATCTCTTCAAGACCCTAATAGGTTTAGGGGTATTATCATGCCCTTATTTAAGGACTAAGATTGTTTTAGGATAACATTAACAAAAGTTTTAACATTTAACATTTCAAATTATGGAAACTCGTAAAGTAACTATCATCAATTCCAAGACCCAGAGCCAGAAGGTAATTCAGGACTCTAAGGCTACAACTCTCGGTGAACTCAAACAGGAAATGAGGGAGAGAGGTATTGACTACACAGGCATGACTTTCTTTGAAGGTCACATGAGAGCTGAACTCAAGGATGATGCAGCTCCTCTGCCTACCAACATCCCCTATAAGGGTCAGGTAGTCAATGACTTGACATTCATGTTGACTGCACCTGAGAAGAAGGTTAAGTCTGGTGCTATGTCAAGAGCAGAAGCCTATGCAGAAATCAAGAAGAGAGGCTTGCAGGGTGCTTGTGTGGATAAGTTCGGTAAGAACTTCACACAGTGTTCCACTGCTGACCTCATCTCTCTGATTGAGAAGAACTCTACCAAGGCAGCTCCTGCACCTAAAGCTGAGAAGCCTGTAGAAGTAGCAGCTCCTACTGCTCCTGCAAAGGCAGAGGAAGCTCCTGTAGCACCTGAAACTCCTGCCACTGGATGTAACTGTTCAAAGGCTCTTGCTATCCTCACAGAGGCTCTCTATGAGAATGACACCATTGAGGAGGGGACCTATGATGCAGTCATGGCTACTCTCAAAGGTGGTTCTTACAATGCACCTGAGAAGATGAACAAGAGGGAGATTGATGAGATGTTTGGCTTTGTTGAAAGATAAGGTCAGATTGAACAACACAGGTGGAGGGTGAGTAGTATGCTTGCCCTTCACCTTTTTTTTATACACAGTATGAGTGAAGAAGTAACTAATAAGGTAAGGGAGTTATATGACAACATCATGTACTTCCCTAATAAGGTTCTTAGCATATTCAATGACTTCTTTGGAGAACAGAGAGTGGATATGCAGGGATTCTGGGGCTTTGATGAGTTCCTACGTTCAATGTCTGAGGACAGGCTTAGTTCTTTCTTCTCCAGTAAGAGTGCTGTACTTAGTAGTCCAGAGTTCAGAAGTGCCAGTAAAGAGAATAAGGCTGTCATAGAAGATATGCTTGATAATGGTGCTTTGGATAGTGCTGTAACCAGTGATGAAGCACTTGCTACATACTTCCTACCTATAATGTTTACTGCTGTAATGCAGATTATGCCACAAGGCTTCATTCTTGTGCATTTCCCTCATGTAAGGGTTACTAATGAGAATGACAGGTTTGTGGATATAAACCATCTATGGGTTAAAGTAGGCATAAAGGCAAGTGGTGCAGGCATGGGTTACTTTGCTGTAAATAGGAGTGAGTATGAACTCTCTCATATGAAGGCAGACTATATGCACAGTCATGTACCAGGAATACCATTTGATAGGCTTACAGAGTTCAAGTCTCCTTGTCTGGGCAGTGGACCTATCAGAAGTACAGTAGCTACTCTTGCAGTGGAATATGATGAGGCTATATGGCAGTTGTTCTGTCTTGAATTGGACAAGTATGTCAGGGTTGAAAGTATCTCTGGAGTACCTTACAGGTATCTGGAGAAGATAGGTACAGGTGGTGGTACAACTAATGGAGAGACTGACTTCTCTATGCAGTCTACCACATTCAATGACTACAATACTATATTCTCTAAAGAGGATATGAAGGACTTCGTAAGGCATCTGATAAGAGACAAGAAACTCAAGTTCAACTTCATCAGAGGAAGCTATGGCTTTGCAATGTCCTACCTTGACTATAGAATACTCATTAGTAATGAGTTCATCAAGTGGTACAACCTGAGATATAACTTAGGAACTTCTACTGCAAGTTATAATAACTTAGTTAGTAGGGGAATACTGAAAGAATGTATCATCAACAATGGTAAGATACAGTATTTCAGGAACACAGGGAGAAGTGGTGAGGACTATGGCAGGTATGAGGGTGCTGAGGTGTGTGTATTCAAAGGCAGACCTATCACCATACATATAGTGGATAGTTCTACTGATACACTTAATAAAACAGTATTAGTCAGTGCAGGTATTGCTGAGGAAATAGCTAAAGCAGTGCTTACAATAGTAAATTACAAGTATGGAAGAGAACAAAGAGAAGAAGCTGGAATTAGTACACCAGCAATCTATCTATAAGATGGTAATCCCTCAGGAGGTTGAGAAGAAGATAAGACTTCTGTGTAGGGAGATACACAATGTGGAATGGTCTGGAGTACTGTTCTACAAGGTAAGTGGTTCATTTGAGGATAAGTCTTTGACAATCACTTGTGTAGACTTGTTCCAGATGGATGAAGGTACTGGAGGATATACTGAATATGATATGTCCCCAGATGTCATGGGTTATATGGTAGACCATCCTGAGCTGCTTGATGCAGGTGTATATCAGGGACTTATCCATAGTCATAACAACATGGCTACATTCTTTAGTGGTACTGATACAGCTACCTTGCAGTCAGAAGGCAGTGATATGAACCACTTTGTATCACTGATTGTGAACAATGCTGGTAAATATACAGCAGGAGTGACTAGGAAGGCTAAGCTCAAACAGACAGTCAATGAGGAGTTCACCTATCCCACATGGGGTGATGAGAGAGTATCTGGCAATAGAACCTTTACAGTAGAGAAGGAGTATATCCAATGGTTTAACCTTGACATTGAGATTGAAGGAGTCAGTAATGACTTTGAAGAGGAAATGCTTGCAAGGATTAAGGAGATTAGGGCAACTAAGTCTAGTAAGAGGAACATTGAGAATGTCAGAAGTCCTTACTATGGCGGAGGCTATAAGAAAGAGGAATATGGCAAGCACCCAATAGGTTCTTATGGTAATCCTAAGGGATATACAGTACCTGCTGGACCAGCTAATACTCCTATCAAGAGAGAGGTTAAGCAACCTACACTCTTTGATGATACTAATGAGGAGTTTATGATTGACTATGAGAAGTTCAAACTCAATGAGGAGATAGTGGACTGGGTGGTTAAGCAGACCATCACTTGTAGTGTAATCATTCCTAACTCCAGTAACATTGATGTAGAGAAGTGGGCTAGGTCTATGGATTCTCTGTATAAGAAGAGATTTGCAGATAAGAAGGAGTTTGAAGCCTTTGCATCAAACTTTGTAGACTTTGTGGTTAACTATACAGAAGACCCAGAGGCTGCTGCTTTCTTGGATGCTACAGAGATGGCTGCTGTATTGGCTTATCAGGTAAGAGAGAAACTGAACACCCTGCCTAAGAATGAATGGCTGGATGCTTGGATGGAATTGTATGATGATTATATACTGTAAGTATGGAAGATATAGTAAGTGAAGTAACTGCTCAGGCTCTTAATCAGTTAGCTGATAGAAGCGTAGAGCAGGCTCGTCAAGAGTTTGAAAGAGCTATGGAGGAAGATACCAATGCACTTCCTATCAATGCCTTTGGTGGAACTCTGTCTCCTGTAGGTTCTGCTGGAGAGTTACACTATATATGTACTCTTCTTAGAGACCATAGGGCAGAGCTGTCAGTTGATGAATTGATAGATAGAGACAATCTTGTCTATAATGTGCAGATAAATGAGGAGAATGGTCAGCACCATGACTATTGGGTCAATGACTATTGGCACAATCAGTTACTCATAGCTGCTGGAGTTATGGATGAGGTAATGCCTGAGGAGGCTCAGTTGAGTCCAGAAGAGGAAGCAATGTTAGCAGCAGCATTGGAGAGTGAGCATCAAGAGATACCTGTAAATTCACAGACAATCACTGTAGATGAGACTACAAGTAGATTCAGTGGTGCTATATGGTATGAGCAAATACAACAGCAGACTGTCACTTTGGCAGGTGTTGGAGGTATTGGCAGTTATGTAGGTTTCCTGTTAGGTAGATTGAAGCCTCAGAGACTTATCATATATGACCCTGACAGGGTTGAGACTGTCAATATGTCAGGTCAGTTGTATGGTCAGACAGATGTTGGTAATTATAAGAGTTTAGCCCTTGCCAATATGGTCAGAAACTATGCTAACTATAACAATATAGTGGCATTGAATGACAGGTTTGAGGCTAACTCTGAGGCTACTGACATTATGATATGTGGCTTTGACAATATGACAGCCAGAAGGACATTCTATGAGAAGTGGAAGCAGAAGGTACTGTCCTATCCTGCTGGTAGTGATAACAGGAAGAAGTGTTTGTTCATAGATGGAAGATTGGCAGCAGAAGAGTTCCAAGTACTGTCCATTCAAGGAGATGATGAAAGAGCTATGGTGGAGTATGAGGATAAGTGGCTGTTCAGTGATGCAGAAGCTGAGGAGACTATATGCTCCTATAAGCAGACTACTTTCATGGCTAACATGATAGCATCAGTGATGGTCAATGTCTTTGTGAACTTCGTGGCTAACCAGTGTGGTCCTATCATAGACAGGGATGTTCCTTTCTTCATATCCTATGATGCAAGTACAATGTTTACTAAAGTTGAAATGTAATGCAAAGAGTGAGTAGTAGAATGAGTTATACTATTGAGCATATGTATAACTCAAGGGGAGATATAGCTCCCTATAGCAGTCCAGATGCTAGACTAGTCAATTACTCTATGCACACTGTGTTCCCATCATTCTTTAGGGTTTCCTTACAAGGAGATAAGATTGAGCTTCCTATATTTGCCAAGGAGTATGTGCAAGGCAAGCTCCTTGAAAGGTTGGAAAATAGAGGAAACCCTATGAGAAGAAGTGACATTATCATACACTTCCACATTGTAGAGAGTAACTATGCTCCCTATAGGACAGCAGATGCTTTAATCAGGAATCTGGTGGAGTTCAACTCCAGTAGAAGAGGTATGTATCTAACTGCCAGTACCAATAAAGGAGAGACATATCATGGATGTAATGGTACTATATTCAATAAGGATATGGTTCCACTTATTTTCAATGTCATAGAATGTGAGATTGTGGATAATACTCTTGTATATAAGAGAGTCAAGAGTTACATACATCCATCAGTATTCTATTCTGATGGTACTGTGGAGAAGTGTATAGCCAACAAGATTATCCCATTTGTCATGCAGAATGGTATAGAGATAAGACCCTATGACTCAAGGGTAGTTGATAACATCAGCTATGTGGGTACAGGAAGAATCAGGAAGACTATACCAGAACTGTCAGTTGCCAATGTAGCTGACAGGTTCTTCTGTAAGCCTATTCTTCCCAGTGTGGCATATAGTGATGATGACATCAATGATATGCTGAACAGGAACATTGATGATGTATTCAATATCATTGGGTTATGACACTTGAGGAATACTTTGGTGATTGGCTTAGAGTGATTGACAGAGCAGAGTTGGATAAGGTATTGACACTCCTTAACAGGATGTATAGGGTAAAACCTATATGTCCTGCACAGGAGAATGTATTCAAGGCATTCAACTTGTGTAAGTACCGTGACTGTAAGGTGGTATTCATAGGTCAAGACCCATACCCTCAGAAGGGTGTGGCTACTGGCATATTGTTTGGGAATGATGCAAGTACTAGAGAAGATGACTGGTCTCCTTCATTAAAAATTGTTAGAGATTCAGTTATAGACTTGCGCAGACCACATAATTTGATTACCTTTGACCCCACCTTAGAGTCATGGGCTAAGCAAGGCATCCTTATGATTAACTCTGCTTTGACCGCGGAGATGAATAAGGTAGGCTCACACACTATGTTGTGGAGACCTTTCATCTCAAAGCTGCTAAAGAAGATGTCTGAGTATGACACTGGTATGATATATGTGTTGTTTGGTGGTACTGCCCGTACCTTCAAGCCATATATAGGAAAGTATAATGATGTGATAGAGATAGAGCATCCTGCATGCTTTGCAAGAATCAACCAAGACATGCCCTCAGATATATTCTATGAGATTAACAAACTATTAAAAGCAAGGTATAACACCACTATTAAATGGTATGATGAGGAACAGTGCAATGGAGATATGGAAGAGTATAACAGGCTATGATAACTTATATGAAGTAAGTAACCTTGGTAGAGTAAAGTCTCTTAAGAGAGTACCTAATACTATCTTGAAACCGTCTAGTAATGGTAGGTATTTGCAACTAGTACTGCACAAGGATGGCAGTAAGAGTAAGAAATACATACACAGACTAGTGGCAGAGGCTTTTATATCTAACCCTTATGGCTTTTCAGAGGTAAATCATAAGGATGAGGACAAAACCAACAATAATGTATCTAACTTGGAATGGTGTGATAGCACATACAATAACACATATAATCAGAGACATATCAAATCAAGAGAGTCTTTGAAGAAACCAATTATAGTTAGAGATATTAGTGGGGAGATTATAGCGGAGTATTCTTCAATATCCCAAGCATCTATTGCTCTTAATATGGACAAGAGCAATATATCAAAATGCTGTAGAGGTGTTATGTGTTCCTATAAAAGTTTAACATTTTCCTATAAATAGAAGAAAAAAAAAATATGAACAAGTTGAAACTGAAAGAGACTGGTAAAGAAGTCAAGATGGGTGAGAAGCTCATCAAAGTTGTGGAATTGTTTGGCGTTCCTGTACCTGTAGCACAAGTAGAGGTCAATGAAACTACTCTTCCTGACCTTATCAAGCATGGTATAGTAGTAGCGGAGGGTTCTGATAGTGACATTGATGTTACTATTGAGAGTGCAGTACAGCATCTGGCTAATAGGATTGGCTGGAACAAAGAGAACCTTGAGAAGTACTTCAACAACCTCTATAAGATTAGCCCTGCTGCTGTCTTTGAGATTGTATTGAAGGAAGTGGCTATCCTGCTTGATGAGAGATACCCTGACCACATCAGCAACAGTAAGGAGATTTGGGTAATCAATAAGGTCAATGGAGAGATTCAGAAACTCAAAGACCTGAGCAAAATCAAGAGCTTCCAGCACTTTGCAGCATTCAGAAGCCTTGAGGATGCTCTTGTAGCCAAGAGAGTGATGGCTCCTGCATTGAAGGACTTGTATGGAAAACAGAAGAATTAAAGGTGCTACGCCTTTAGTTGTTGATGACATCAAGTTTAAGTCCAAGATTGAGGCAAGTGTATATAAGCACTTGCTTCAAGCTGGATTTAACCCAGTGTATGAGGGTATGAAGTTCACTATATGGAGTGGCTTCAAGCCTACAGTCCCATTCTATACAAGGATAGGGCGAAGCAATGGGCTTAATATGAAGAAAACTATAGACATCACCTATACCCCAGACTTTACATTCATGTATAATGGTAAGCTAATTATCATAGAGGTCAAAGGGTTACAGAATGATGTCTTTCCATATAAGTTTAAGATGTTCAGAGGTATGCTTGAGAGAGAACCTTATGTAGGCAATACCCTACTGTTTGAGATATTCAGCATCAAGCAACTAAAGGAGTGTATAGAAATCATAAAATCTTATGACTCCAATACAAAGGCTAAATAGTTTGGTAAAGTCATTCCCAGAGAAGGATAGGGAATTGATGCAGAAGATGTTAGATGAAAGGAAGTTTGAAGACTTGTGGGAACTTGTGAAGTCCTCTATCTATATGGTGAGGAAGTACAAGGACAAGTATGAGGCTGACCTTACTGACATGACTGTGTTCAAGTCTGAACTATCCTCCTATATGGACCAGTTAGGTCTGGGGGATGATGAGGAGTTTGAGGATGAGGAAGAAATGATTGACACTTATGAAGAGTATTAGAGAACTGGCATGGAATGTGGATGAACCAACCTATAGGGCTGATAGTGCTATAAGCTACTCAACTCTAAGCAGGTTTGAGAGGGAAGGATGGAGAAAGCTTGGCTCACTCTTTGATAAGATTGAGACACCTTCACTCACATTTGGAAGTGCTGTTGATACTAAGCTGACTGATGGGGATGAGGCATTCAATGAAAGGTTCATTGTATGTGACTTCCCACCATTGTCAGATACATTGATAAGCATTACAAAGTTCCTCCACAAGAACTTCCATGAGAACCATAGGAAACTCAGCATGATAGATGATGCTGAGATAAGCAGGGCTGCACTGATGTTCAACTATTATGCTAATCCCAAGTATGAGAACTTTAGGGTAAAGAGTATTAAGGAGAGCTGTGATGAGTATTACTCATTACTCACATTAGCAGGAGACAAGACTGTGCTATCACAGAATGACTATGCTGATGTAATGGCTTGTGTGGATGAGTTAAAGACCAATCCAGCAACCAAGTACTTCTTTAGCTCAAATCCCTTTGAGACTCACATTGAGAAGGTGTTCCAGTTGAAGTTCAGGGCAGAGTTCCAAGGCATACCTGTCAGATGTATGTTTGATGAGATTATTGTAGACCATGAGAAGAAGATGATATACCCTATAGACTTAAAGACCACAGGTCATCCTGAGGAAGAGTTTGAAGGGTCTTTCTCTCAATGGAGATATGATATTCAAGCCAAGTTATATACCTATATATTACAGGAGTGTATCAAGAATGATGAGTACTTCAAGGATTTCAAGATACAGCCCTATCAGTTTGTGGTTATAAACAGAAGGACTGTAGCTCCTATTGTATGGGTGTATGAAGGGAACTTTGGACAGGTAGACCTTAGAGATGAGAAAGGTAATATATTGAGGGATTGGAGGAAGATACTCGATGAACTCCATTATTACCTGAGATATGCTGGCAAGTACAGTATAAGGGCAATAGCAAATAACTGTGTATTAAAGATAAGTAATTTGACACCATGTTGAAAGTAGTTAAGAGAGACGGAAGTATTGAGGACTTTAATGTCCAGAAGGTAGTCAATGCAGTCCAGAAGGCATTTGCATCAGTAGGGTGTGAGCTACCTGAGTATCTGAACACAATGATACCTGCCTTATTTGAAGAGGGAGATGTCATTGGTGTAGAGGATATACAGGATAGAGTAGAGCAACTACTGATGAATGACAAGCACTTCAAGGCTGCTAAGTCATATATCCTGTATAGAGAGAAGCACAAGCAGGCTAGGTTTATCAAGGAGAGGATTGACTATATGGATAAGTACAGTCAGTCCAATGAGAATGCAGCCACTTCATCAGAGACAGATGCCAATGCAAATGTCACTATGAAGAATGTAGCTAACCTTGAGGGAGAGGTCTATAAGACCACTAATAGAGTAGTGCAGAGACAAAGGATGAAGGATGAGCTGAATAAGTTATATCCAGAGGTAGCCAAGCAGTATGAGGAGGATTTGAACCATCATATCATATACACACATGATGAGGCTACTACTCCTGTGTTGAAGCAGTATTGTATGGCAGTCTCACTATATCCTCTTATGACAGAGGGTGTAGGTAATATAGATGGAATAACTCCTTCTGCTCCTAATGACCTACAGTCATTCAGTGGGCAAATCACCAATCTTATATTCTTACTCTCATCACAGTGTAAGGGTGCAGTTGCAGTAGGTGAATACTTTATTGCACTGAACTATTATATTGTGCAGGAGTTTGGTACTAACTGGTATGAGAAGCTGGATGTAGTAACTGCCACAGAGCATTGCAGTAAGCAGAGAACTGTAAGGGATGCTATCTATAAGGCATTCAAGCAGTTCATCTATGGTGTAAATCAACCTGCTGGTAATAGGTCTTATCAGAGTCCATTCACCAATGTGTCATACTATGACCATACCTACTTCAACTCTTTGTTCAGTGACTTCTGCTATCCTGATGGTACTAAACCACAGTGGGAAGCTATAGACTGCCTGCAAAGACTGTTTATGAAGTTCTTCAATAAGCTGAGAACCAAGCAGATACTTACCTTCCCTGTAGAAACTATGGCTATGGTGTATGACCCTAAGACCAATGATATTATAGATAAGGACTATAAGGACTTCACTGCTGAGATGTATGCAGAAGGTCATAGCTTCTTCACCTATATATCAGATAGTGCTGATAGTCTTGCATCATGTTGTAGATTGAGGAATGAGCTTGCAGAGAATACTTTCAATCCTACATCAGGTCTTACTGGTGTAATGACTGGTAGCTGTAATGTTATCACTCTTAACATCAATAGGATTGTACAGGACTGGTTCAAGTCTATAGGAGGTGTTTATCCTATGGATAGATTATCTACTGACTTTAAGTCTTATCTTACATCTATACTTGAAAGAGTCTATAAGTATCACATTGCCTTCAAGACAATGCTGTATGACCTTGAGGATAGAGGTATGTTTGCTGCTTCTAATGGTGGATATATCAGAGTATCAAAGCTATACAGTACCATAGGTATCAATGGCTTGAATGAAGCTGCTAGGTTCTTGTGTCTTGAGGTATCTAACAATAAGGACTATATTGAGTTCTTGCAGTTGGTTCTTGGTACTATTAAGGAACAGAACAAGTTACACTCTATCCATGACAGGAAGAGACCATTCCTGTTCAATTCTGAGGTAGTTCCTGCTGAGGGATTAGGTGGTAAGAACTATAGATGGGATAAGGAAGATGGATATGTAGTTCCAGAAGATGAGAATCTGTATAACTCATACTTCTATAATGCACATGATGATACCTCGGTGCTTGATAAGTTCATACTTCATGGAAGGCAGACTTACCAATATACTGATGGAGGTTCAGCAGCTCATATCAATCTTGAAGACCATCTGAGTAAAGAGCAGTATCTCAAGTTGATAGACTTTGCCATAGTCAATGGAACTAATTACTTCACATTTAATATTCCTAATAGTAAGTGTGATGAATGTGGTTACATTACTAAGCATCCTATCACTGAGTGTCCTAAGTGCCATAGTAAGAACATTACCCAATATACCAGAGTGATAGGTTATCTCAGACCTATCAAGTCATTTGGTAAGGATAGACAAATAGAAGCTAACAAAAGAGTTTACAGTAAGGATGTTGAAGTATGTTGATACTAAGGTAGTCTTTGCAGAGATACCTGATGAGATAACTCTTGCCATCAATATATCTAATTGTCCATGCCATTGTAAGGGCTGTCATAGTCCTTACTTGGCAGAGGATATAGGTACTGAACTTACTTTCAATGAGTTAAGAAGGTTAATCAGGAATAACAGCGGTATTAGCTGTATAGCTTTTATGGGTGGTGATTCTGAGCCAGAGAGAATAGATGCTTTGGCTTCTTTTGTAACCAACCATTATCAATTGAAGGTAGCTTGGTATAGTGGTAGACAAGAGCTTAGTAAGGATATTGAGCTTAGGAACTTTGACTACATTAAACTTGGTCCATATATAGAGGAACTGGGTCCATTGAGTAGTAGGACTACCAACCAAAGACTCTATAGAGTAGAGAAAGAAGTGTTAATAGATATAACAAATAAGTTTTGGAAATGAAGATAAAAGTAAAAGAAATAACTGAGGGGTGCTTCCCTGTAAGGTCTAATGGTTCAGCATCAGATTGCTATGACCTGTTCCTTGCAGAGGATGTAACACTCAAGAAAGGTGAAATATATGTAGCCAAGCTGGGAGTAGCTATGGAGATGCCTAAGGGTATCATAGCTAGAGTATATAGCAGAAGCAGCTCTCCCAGTAAGTTAGGTATAGGAGTAGCCAATGGGTTAGGATTCATTGATACTGTCTATTGTGGAGACAATGACGAGTGGAAATGTCCTATCATAGCATATAAGGCTGTAACTATACCCAAAGGCACAAGAGTATGCCAGTTTGAGGTAGCTCCCTCACAGTTTGCCAAATGGCATCAGAAACTGAGATGGCTATTAACTACTCCTCTTCTGGAGCAGGTTGACCACCTTGGTAATGTAGATAGAGGGGGTATTGGGACTACTGGTACTAATTAAAACAAGTATGGAACATGGAATTTGTATTGAAAATAGTGTTTGTGTTGCTACTAGTAGGCATTGCTGCCATAGTAGCACATTTCGTTGATTTGGCTAGGAAGAAGATTTCCTATGATAGGATGTCATTCAGAGAGACTATGGACTTATGTGAGCTTCCCATAGTAACATTTATGAATAATGGAAAGAAATTGAATTTCCTCTTGGACACTGGTGCAAGTAAATCTGTTATTCATAGTGGGGCTTTGGATGGGCTTACTTATAAGAGCCTCAATAAGTCTGGTGATGTATATGGTATAGATGGGAAAAGGCAAGATGCCTCATTTATCAGTATGTCTATAGGATATAGAGGTAAGGATTATAGTGAGGAGTTCCAATCTATTGATATGAGCATCCCATTCAGTAATCTAAAGTCTGACTTTGGTGTTAATCTGCATGGCATTCTGTCAAGTACTTTCTTTCAGAAGTATAGGTATGTACTGAACTTTGATGAACTGGTAGCTTATTCTATGGTATGAAAGACTTGATTAAACTTAAGTCAAGAGGCTATGAGGAGAACTACTTGAAGAAGCTAAAGAAACCTGATGGTTCAGAGTCAAAGACTTATGTACTCAAGGTATCTACTCCCTATCTTAGATGTGGGGAAGTGGAAGGAGGCAGAAAGTTCATTGACCTATCAGGGGGTCCTATGATTGTAGTAGGTGCTTATCTTGAGGAAGCTGAGGCAGTAGTCAAATCAATAGACTTCACTGTAGGTTATGGCTACACTATAACATTTGAGTAATGGATGAGTGGTTTGAAGAAGGAAAGCATGAAGCTATCAAGTACTATGGTGAGCAGATATACTATGTGTCTGGAGTTGCAAACTTATTTAGTGATGCAGAGATAGGATGTCCTTATAAGAATATATCAGTAAGGGAATCACTGGAGCTTCTCAGTACACTAAAGGTTGTAGGATTGGATAGTGAGACTAGAGGTACAGAGATATGGCAAGGTCAGCTGCTGTTACTTCAATTAGGTAACAAGCACTTTCAAGTAGTCATTGACTGTACCACTGTAGATGTCAAGCTATACAAGGAGTTCCTTGAGAGTGATAGGCTTTTCATAATTCATAATGCCAAGTTTGACCTAAGATGGTTATATAAGGAGGGTATTGTAATCAGAAATGTATTTGATACTTTCCTTGCAGAGAAGATACTGTTCCTGGGATTTCCACCAGGAATAGTGTCACTCAGCTTGCAGGCTTGTTGTGACAGGTATCTTAATGTCTACCTTGACAAGACAGTCAGAGGTAAGATTAACTATGGTGTCACTGATGAGGTAATAATCTATTCAGCCAATGATGTTGTGTTCCTTGAAGATGTCATGGAAGCACAGTTAAAGCAGATAGAGGCTAGAGGTCAGAGAGTCGCCTTAGAGATAGAGAACAGGTTTGTGAGAGTATTGGCTTATATTGAGTTCTGTGGTATAAGGCTTGACATTGAAAGGTGGAAAGCCAAGATGGTTAAGGATGCTGAAAGGCTGAGAGTAGCAGAGCAGAAACTCAATGATTGGGTTGTAGAGTATGTGATGTCCAAAGGAGACACAGATGCTATAGCCTATGATGTTCAGACTAAGAGAGGAAAGGTAAAGAGAGCTAAGGGTACTATAGGTAAGTATGTAGCTATAGACCCACAGCAGAACCTCTTTGAGGAGAACAAGCCAAGATGTATCATCAACTGGAACAGTAACAAGCAGGTTATACCATTGTTTGAGGAGTTAGGGTTCAATGTATGGGCTAAAGACAAGAAGACTGGAAAGATGAAGAAGTCAGTAGACTCAAAGCTGCTTAAACAGCAGTTGGATAAGAGTCCTCTGGCTAAGTTATATCTTGATTACTCTGGTGAGTTCAAGGTAGTTACTTCATTTGGTCAGAACTTCTTGGATGCAGTCAATCCTGTTACAGGGAGAATACACCCTACATTCAATCAGATGATGGACACTGGCAGGTTGAGTTGTGGTAAAGGAGGAAAGAAAGGTGGAGGTAAGACTAAGGATGATGACTTTGCTGAGGAAGAGCAGACTGAGCAGGATGCTGATGTTATCATAGCAGTAGATAAGAGTGTGAATGTTCAGCAGTTGCCATCTGATGCAGAGACTAGAGCTTGCTTCATACCTGATAAAGACCACATGCTAGTTGATTGTGATTATGGAGACCAAGAAGGTCATGTCTTTACTGAGTTAAGTCAGGATAAGGCATGGATTGATTTCTATAATGACCCCAATGAGAGAGATGGTCACTCCTTTGTAGCCAAGATGATATTCTCTGATGAGCTAAAGGATATACCAGAGAAGGAAGTAAAGAAGAAGAGGAAAGACTTGAGGGATGCTGCAAAGCCAGCAAGGTTTACCTTTAATTATAATGGGACAGCCAATGCCTTAGCAGCTAACACAGGTAAGTCTCTTGAGTTCTGTGAGTTGTGCTTTAAGAAGTACTTCTCAGCATTCAAAGGTATAGCCAGCTACTTTAGAGTGAGTAAGGCTAATATGTGGAAAAGAGGTTATATCCTAATCTCAAAGTACACTGGACTGAGGGCTTACATCTATGACTATCCTATACTGAAAGGCATAGAGAGAAGAATCAAGAGAATGGGTCAGGAGTTCTGGGATTCCTATAGGAAAGCCAGAGACTCTGGTCAAGTCATTGATGATGTCCCTGCTGTGGTTCTTCAACAGATGGCAAGGAAGTTTGCCAATGGAGAACCTATGGAGGCTATTGCTATAAGGTATGAGTATAAGGTCAAGAAGGGTAAGAAGATTGAGACAAAGTATATTGATATTAACAGGGAAACTGTATTGATTAAACTCTGGAAGCATCTGGCAAAGAGAAGGTCATCATCTGAGAACCAGTCCTGTAACTATCCCTTAATTGTGGGGGCATATAGTGGTGACATTATATGAAAACTCAGTGAATTGCTGGAAGGCTAAGGAGAAATCTATGCTAATCAGCAGCCAAGACTTGTAGAAATGCAAGTAAGGTTCAGAGACTAATCAAAGTAAGCTAAGGAGAAATCTATGCTGAAATGGGCAAGAGTGCTGAGTATCTCTTAATTATTTATTTACCCTATTGGATAATTAAGAAATAATTTGTATCTTTGTACTATAAATTAAAGATAACAAATTATGAAGAGATGTTCAAGTTGTGGTAAGTTAAAGGATGAATCAGAGTTTTATCATTATAAGTCATCAAAGGATGGCTTGACTCACCAGTGTAAGCAATGTATGTCTGAATATAGGGCTTCTAAAAGAGAGCATTATAAAGAGTATATGGCTTATAGGAGAGAGGTGGATAATGAAACTATAAAAGCTAATAGGAGAAAGCATTATAGGAATCATCCTGAGAGTAGAATGTTAATGGCAGCCAAGCAAAGAGCTAAGAATCAAGGATTAGAATTTAACTTGACTATAGATGATATAGTCATCCCTGATAAATGCCCTTTGTTAGAAGTTCCTTTTGTTGCTGGAGAAAAAGGTAATTATGAATATACACCCTCCCTTGATAGAATAGACCCTACTAAGGGATATATTAAAGGGAATGTATGGGTAATTACTAAAAGAGCAAATACAATGAAGAATAATGCAACAAGGGAGGAATTATTAAAGTTTGCTGATAACATCTATAAATATTTTGGAGATAATGATATAGTCCAACCTATTGAGAAATCAATAGAACTACAGGATAAAGAGCCTGTAGGGTAATAAATATTGCACAAGGTACAGCAGCAGCTATGACTAAGATTGCTGGTATAATGTACTTTGACTACTTGGTAGAGTCAGGACTTATATTCAAGGTATTGATACCTAATGATGTCCATGATGAGTATCTGATAGAACCACCTACTGATATAGCTGAACAGGAAGCTAGGAAACTTAGTGAATGTATGGAAGCATCAGCAGCTATGTTCTGTCAGTCAGTCAAGATTAAGGCAGTTCCTGAAATTGCAGACCATTGGGTGCATTAAACTATGGAAGCTTGGAGAATAGCTATTCCTATAGCAGTATTCATATTATGTACTATAGGTGCATGGTATGCAATAAAGCTAAGGTGGAAAGAGCTGAGAGACAGAATGTATGTATATCCTAAGAATGGTCATCAATATATGCCACTTTATAGATGCAGGATGAAATGTCCTGCATCTGGTGAGTGGTTTGATGCACTAATCTATCAGGATTGCAAGACTGAGAACCTGTATGTTAGGGATAGGAAGGACTTCCTTGACAAGTTTGTTAAACTAACTGAATGGGAAAATGACAAGGGAAGAGGCAGTAATGGGCTTGATACTCATAGTGATTAGTACATTATATGGAGTGGCAAGCTATTACTATAGTAAACAGTTAAATAAGTATAAGAATGGAAACAACAGTAAACAAGGAGTATCAGAAACTGATTGATATTGTCAAGTCAGTGAGGGATATGGCTAGCCTTAGTCCTGAAATGTGTACTAGGCTCAAGACAGTAGAGCAGGGTCTTATGAACTTAGGCTCAAGACCTATGCTATCTGATAATGTGCAGTCCTTTATGGACATAGCCACTAATATGGCTAAGACTTATGCAGCTAAGAACCATGACTATGGTAACTCATTTGAGCAGTCCTGCAATAAGTTTGGCATCATAGCATCAGTGGTAAGACTAGGAGACAAGATGAATAGGATTGAGTCTTTAGCTGTCAAGAAAGCTGAGGTTAAAGATGAGTCTATCAAAGATACTCTTCTGGACCTTGCTAACTATGCTATTATGACTGTAATGTGGTTAAATCAGCAACCTAAAGAGGAATAAGCATGGTAATAGCAGTAGACTTTGATGGAACTTGTGTAACACATGAGTTCCCCAATGTGGGTAAAGATATAGGTGCAGTACCTGTATTGAAGAGACTTGTAGAGAAGGGTCATCATATCATCCTCCATACTATGAGAAGTCATAGCAATGGGGAGATTGGCAACTTTGACAAGAATGGCAATCCTATTGAGAGAGATACTTTACAGGATGCTATTGACTGGTTCAAGAAGAATGATATTCCTTTGCTTGGAGTCAATGAGAACCCTACTCAGAAGAGATGGACTTCCTCACCCAAGATATTTGCTCATCTGTATATAGATGATGCAGCTCTTGGAGTACCACTTAAGAGAGACCCTCAGCTAAGTGACAGGCTCTATGTGGATTGGGAGAAAGTGTTGAACTGGTTAGTAATAAGCGGAATGTTATGACACAGAGAGGAATTTATGCAGCACCTTGTCAGACTGCCCCTAACAGAGATAGGGTAGATACAAGTGTAGTTGCTTGTAAAGAGATGAGACTCTGGATTGTAGAGTTCAGTATTAAGGATATAGGTAATGGATGTGCAGTTGTAAAGGCTGATAATCCTAAGCAAGCTGAGGTACTATTGAAGACTCAAGGTACATTCAATGGCTTGCCCCACCTGTATAGTATCACTCGTATAGAGGAGATTATACCTTCACCTGACTCTATGTTAATCTGTGAGCAGTTAGCAACCAATGTAAAAGATTTGAATTGACATGAACAAGAAGTTAAGATTACTCTTAACTACTAGGTGTCCTAATAAATGTCCCATGTGTTGTAATAACTCATGGGACTTTTCACGACTGCCAGTAGTTGAGAGATGGGACTATGAGCAGATAATGTTCACTGGAGGTGAGCCTCTGCTCTATCTTGATAAGCTATGTGGATTAGCAGACTCAATAAGAGCTATCACTTCTGCTATGGGTACAGAACCAAAGCTCTATGTATATACAGCTTTGTGTGACTGGATGAAACTCAACAGGGTGATTGACCATGTAGATGGTATAGTACTCACTCCTCATAGTAAAGAGAGTGCAGAAGCATTCAAGAAGTTCAATGACTTGGTTAATGCCAGCACCATCCTAATCAATAATCCATTGGAGAGTAAATCACTCAGGCTTAACTTGTTTCCTGATATTAAGGAGTATCTTAAAGATGAAGACCTCTCAGGATGGCAAGTGAAGGATATGCAGTGGATTAAAGACTGCCCAGTGCCTGAGGGAGAGGACTTTAGGAGGGTTGCATTACTTTGGTAGGTATGAGGCAATATACACAGAGAGAGTTTATCAAGATATGTATAGCTAATGGTTTCTATTATAGTAGACATAATGGAGACCATGCTATATATGTCAATGATAAAGGAAGGCATATCAGCATCCCATTAAAACTTGAAAGTGTTATTGCAAGAAGATTAATCAAAGAGAATAATTTAGAGATAGATATTAAGAAACTTAAAAAGGAAAAGAGGATGAATAATGTACCATTAGGGGCTAATGAAGACCCCAGAGCACCTTGGAATGCACCTCTTGATGTAAAATATAAGAGGTTTGTGAGTGTAACCATATCATATTATGATGAGGTTGAATTACCTCCAGATGCAGAGGAGGAACAGATTAATGAAGCCTTTCATAAAAAGGTAGAAGATGCTGAGTTTCCTAAAGAGTTTGATATTGATGAAGTTGTAGTAATAGATGATTAAAATATGAGATTAATTAAACCAAGTTTTTCTATTTGGGACCAACAAGAAGGTCTTGAAGGAATTTACAAACAGATTGAGAGAGCAGGAAGAGTATGTTATAAATCTGAGGATAAGATAACAGAAGATTCTGCTAAGGACTTTGTAGATAGAATGATTAAATTGGGACATGGTGCTATGTTAGAGCATGGCACTATATACCTCATAATTGATTGCTCTGGAAGACTGCTCGATGTTGCAAATAAATATGTCAATAACAAGTATTCCGAATGGACTTTACATCCTGACGGAGTACATTACTGCATTACGACTAACTATAGAGTACTACTTCAGAATGGTTGGCTTGATGATTTGCAATATTTATGTGAACCTACAGAATATCATGAAAAGAGAGTTACTATACACTTTGTATGTGATAGAGGAGTATCCCATGAGTTTGTAAGGCATAGAGTAATGTCTTTTGCTCAAGAGAGTACAAGGTATTGTAACTACTCCAAGGATAAGTTTGGTAATGAACTTACCTTTATTATTCCTTGTTGGACTAATTTACCTGAACAAGAATATGGTGATAGAGTTAATCCCAAAGTATTTAATAGAGGAAATACTAATGGTGTAGAAACAAGTTATGTAGATTCTTTAAGACAGACTGAATATAACTACTTTAACTTACTAAATCAAGGATGGAAGCCTCAACAAGCTAGAGCAGTATTACCTAATGCCTTAAAGACAGAGTTAGTAATGACTGGCTTTGTTGATGACTGGTGGGGTGAATATCTTGTTATTGATAAGGCTACAGGTCTTATTGACCAGAGAATACATGGCAAGTTCTATGATGAGCTTAACAATATTGATAGGGATAAGTATAGGGTAGTTGAGAAAGGCTTCTTCCCTCTTAGGTGTTCTAGTGGAGCACATCCTCAAGCACAGGAGCTTGCAATACCATTGAGACAGGAATTTATTAACAAAAAAAGATTTGGTAATATGGGAATATTTGGAACTAAAGTAACAACAGAAACAGTAGCAAAGCCTACTTTTGCTGAGCAGAAGGCTGCTATTAAGTCAGCCTTCAAGACTGCACATGAGAATGCAAATAATCTTCACTCCCAAATGGAGGAGGAAATTAAGAGTAAGGAAGCTCAGATAGCTACACTTCAGAGTGATATTGAAACTATCAATGTAACTAAGAAGGAAGCTGAAACTTTCATGGAGAACATCTCTAAACTCATTTAATATGGATGAAGTCATAGATGAAACAAACTTACACTTAGAAGTCCAAAAGAGATGCCACAGAGTTCCTTTATATGATACTATTGAGGAACTAAAAAACCCAACTGGAATACTTGCTGAGGAATATTCAAGAATTATGAAACAATTAAAAGAGAATAAACAATATGAAAACAGGAATTGCAGTAAATGATGTACTGAGTGAAGTCAGTCACTACAGAGTGATTGGAATCAATGCTGATGATAGTATCAGAGTAGTACATACAGAAAGTGGTGATGTAGTTAATATAGGCAGAACCTATGTACAGAACTACATCAAGTCAGGTGATAACTTTGTTGAAGAGGTGAAGGTTACTAAAGAGGACAAGAAGGATGGTACTTTAGGGATACGAAGCATCTTTGAAGGCATCCATTCTGGTCAGGTATTCACCGTGTGCTTTAAGAAGCAGAATAAGCCTAAGAGCAAGAAGAAACTGCAAGAAGAGATTAATACTATCATAGAGCAGTTCTCTAATAGTATTGACTCTATAAAGAACAGTAAGAAGGGGGTTGCAAATGCAGCTAAGAATCTTGTTACTGAACTTGTAGAGAATCCTATCCTGCCTTATGAGGAAGGAGAGGAAAGAGTGCTTAGAGGCTATAAGATTCAGTTTGAATCTAGAGATGGCAGGTATGATTGTGTTGATATGGATATTACCAAGACTGATAAAGAGTCTGGTATCAGACCAGTTAACATCCTGACTATTAAGTGGCTTATTTATAATGGTATAAAATATATTGTGGAATAAGACCTACAATTTCACTATAAATTTGCTGGTCTTATTTATTTTATGTATTTTTGCATTATAAATAAAACTAGTATGAAAAAGAGTGAGATTATAGAATGTAACGGAGTCAGCTATAAGAATTGTCCTCATTGTGGTAGAGTACTTCCAGTAAATTGTTTCTCTAAGAGTAATACTTCAGCTTCTGGTTATAGAAGCTGGTGCAAGGAGTGTATAAACACTTCTAGAAATACTGAAGAGAATAAAGCTAAGTGTAGAAACTACTATAATTCAAGAGGTAGAGAGCTTAGCAGAATAGCTAAAGAGCATAATATTCAAAAGTATCTATATACATCAGCTAAGGCTAGAGCTAGACAGAGAGGAGAAACTTTTACTATAGATATAGAGGATATTGTAGTTCCAGAGGTCTGTCCTATACTTGGAATACCACTTAAATATAATAGGGGTATGAAAGGGGATGACTCATATTCTCTTGATAGAATAGACTCTAGCAGGGGATATGTTAAAGGCAATATATGGGTCATCTCTCTTAGAGCCAATAGGATAAAGAATGACTCTACTGTGGAGGAATTAAGACTTATAGCTGACAAAGTTGAACAAAAACTTAAAGAAGCAAGATAATGAGTTTGAAGGAACAATGGCAGCAGGAGTCCAGACATGTAAGGAGATTTAAGAATATTTTTGCATTTATGGATTTCTGCTACAGATGTAAGATAACTCCTGATAATAGTGAAACATACTATGATGAGGAGGAAGGCTATATGTATTTGAAATATCCTAATGTAACTCAACTATGGTAAGTATAACTAAAGAAGATTTGATTGGTCAGATTGCCAACTTCCCGTTGAAGATAGTGGAAGCTATGGTGGCAAATCAAGTGAGACAAGGTAATCCAGCCAATGTAAAAGTATTCCAAGAAAAGGTAGATGCCTCCTTTGTTGAAGGTGGTTTCAGTTGGAATAAGTCAGCGGAAGGTCAGTTCTTCTGGAGTAAGGTAATCAATGGTAAGCAATTTCCTAAAGAGATTGTTCCTCCTGATAAGTCCATTGAGCCTGTCAAACCAGAAGAGCCTGTCAATGAGAGTCCAGAAGAGGTTGTTGGAGAAGCTAAGGAATCATCTGCTTATAAGGTAGGTGATGTCATTAGAGTTAAGGTAGGAAGTAATACAAGGTCAAGGGTAATTATAGGATATTTTCCTGAGATGCCTAATCCTTATCTTACAATAACTGAGGAATCATTCAAAGACCTTATGAAGGGTAAGACAAGCTGTCATATCAATGTGACTGCTATTGAAGAGCCTAAGAAGTATGTATATCTGACTCTCAAAGATATATCTGAGGGTAAGGGTGTGGGTATAGACCCAGACCTTATCAAGATAGTACAGTAAGACATAGGGTAGGGTGTAGTAATACATCCTACCTTACTGTTATATTATTAAAGGTGTTAGGGGTGGAGTAAAAACAGCCTTAATACCTTGCACAACTACAATTAAATTACTACTTTTGCACAAACTAATTAAAGAAATTATGAGTAAGACAACTTGTTATACTCCACTCAAAGGAGTAGATGATGTTATAGCAGCTCAAGTACCTTCATGGAATAGTCATTATGTAGCTAACCTTAGAGGTATGTATGAAGAAGCTAAAGGCAAGTCTACTACAGATGTGAATGAGTTACTGGCATTTAGAAGGAGCTTAAATGCTAAAGATGCCAAAGCTCTTACAGATGCTATCACAAACCCAATAGCAGCATATGACCAGCTAAAAGAAGCCTTCTCTACTCAAGAGAGAGTAGACAGGGTGAATATGATAGCCAATACATTCTCAGATGTTGTTGATGCTATACAGGAGAGTAATCCTAGTCTTAGCAGAGAGGACATTATTATGGGCTATAAAGACCAGAATGGTAAGTTTCAGGGTGGTCCAGCATTCATATACAGTGAGGTTTATAAGACCCTTAAAGCTGAGATGGATGAATATGCTGAGAATGGCTATGAGGAAGAGGTAGAGAAGTACAGACAGGTGTTCAAAAACTGGGGAGCTTTAGTGACTTATGCTAACACCACTCTTAGAGATACAGAAGGTCTTAAGATAGGTACTAAGCTGACTTTTGCTGATTCCTCTACTATTGCTGACTATGATGAGAATACTGCTGTAGAGTCATTTGTAGCTGAGGAAGCACCTAGAGAGTCATGGCAGGAAGTGTCAGAGTCTGTAAGTCCTTTTGGAAGTACCTCTATACTAGTAAGAAGATTGCTAGGAAGATTATCTGGCTATACTTCTGAGAATGAGGAAGATTATGATGACCTTGGTCATCTTAGGAGATTACCTGCTGTGCAAGTGCATCAAGCACTCATGGAGACCCTTAGAGGTATGCAGAGCGAGAGCGACATGGTAGCTATCCTAAAACAGAATATGGATAGTAAGCCATATATTAGCTCTATACTTGAAGAGTTTGCTAAAGACCCTATACTTAGAACTCAGTTCTTTGTAGACTTTAGTAAGGTCTTTCAGCTATACTCAATGCAGAATGAAACAAGGAAGGGAGGTATTACTACATATAAGAATAGTGTACTCAATATCCTCTCAAGGAAGAGTGCCTATAAGAGGTATTCAGCAGCACTGGCAACTAGAACTCTTAAGGCTGATAATGCAGTCTTTAGATATGAGGATGAAGGTACTCTAGTGAATGAAGCTAGAGCAAAGCAGTTAGCTGACTTCATAGAGAAGTACTTAGGTACTGACCAAGACATCTTCAATAAGTTCAATGAGCAGGGATTCTCTAATCAGGATAGGATAGACTTCTATAAAGCTGTACTGCCTGTACTTGGTATTAACCTTACTGAATCTGACTATGATGTCCTTGTAAAGGATAATAAGAGGGTTATGTCTCTCAACAGAACTCTTAAAGACCTTCCTACTATTCTTAGAAAGGCTAAGGATGGTATGAAGTTCCAAGACTTAATTGACTTAAAGATAGGTCAAGGAGCTAGTGAGGGTTATCTAAAAGAGAAGATAGGTAAGATATTCCAAGTCACAGAGAGCTTAGACAGCAGTAAGAAAGTATTGAGCAGAGTAAGGTTTCAAGATAATACTTACTACAGTGATATACAATCCTCCTATCTTGGCAGATTCAGAGATACTATAGATGCTCTGGCAAGAAAGGGCAATAAGGCAAAGCTACAGTCTTACTTAGATGAGCATTTCTTGAGAAATGATTTCTTTAGAAGCTCTGATGGTAAGATATATAATAAGTGGCTCCAAGACCTTTACTATAGCAACCTTCAAGACCAGAAGAGCTTTGCTAATATGTTCACTTACAAGAAGTTCTTAGGCGATGACAATCAGAAATTTGAGGACTTTACAGGTAAGAAGCAAGCTATAACCCTGATAAATGAGTACTTTGCAGAGTCTAAGGATTATGCTTGGTATCCAGTATTCATATTAGGTGATAGTGGTGCTTCAAAGTGGATTAGAGCTAAGAGATACTCATCAGACCAGATAGTAACAGGTCTCTATAATGTATATCTTCAAGAGAAGATATTCCAGAGAGAGATTAAAGAACTCAAGGAAGGACTTAAGAGAGATGGTAAATCTCTTGGAAGTCTTGCTAAGATAGATGAGACTAAGTTTGGTCTACTGCCATTCCTAAATGAGAAGAAGTACAGTGATATGATAGACATGACAAATATTGAACAGTCTGTCAAAGCTGCTATTAAAGCTCATCTAAGAGATGCCTTCAATGAGTATATGGTCAAGTTGAATAGGGCAGGTGTCTTAGGTAAGACTCAGAAAGGTGACTATAAGTACCTGAGTAAGCTAACTAAGTTCACAACTAAAGATAAGCAGAAGTTGACTGGTGATGAGGCAGTTAGAGCTAACCTTATGGATTACTTCTACAATAGTAAGTTTGCTACTGTAATGCAGATGCAGCTTATGACTGTCAATCCTATATTCTATAAGAATGGGGATAGCACAGATGCCCAGAAGAGATATAAGGAAATTCATGCCTCAGGTAATAGAGTAAGTGTAGAAGCTGTAAATCCCTTCACAGGTGAGAGATTCAGTAATAGAGACTATCAGACTACTGTATATTTTGATGATGTTGAAGTAAACCCAGAAGATACTAATCCTGAGTTTATGGAGGTCATTGCTAAGGTATATGGTAAGGATAGTGATGTCTATAAGACCTATAGGGATAAGACATCCTTCACTGATGGTCAAGGTTATAGAACTCTTAAGTCTTATAGAGCTGTGATGGGAATGGCTGGCAAGTGGAATAAGAAATGTGAAGATGCTTATAATGAGATTGAAAGCATCAGAGCAGATATTAGGTCACAAGGTGGAGAGATAACTGATGAGCAGGCTCAGAGAATAGCTAGCTTAATGGTTACATTCCAACCTATCAAGCCATTCACTTATACACTTGAAAGATGGACATTAGGTAATAGTGTGTTCCAGATACCTGTACAGATGAAGTATGCTGAGACAGTTATGATACCTGAGTTGATGCAGAAGGGCAGTAAGCTGAGAGATATGCTTGAATGGGCTGAACAGAAGGATGTAGATGTGATTGCAGCTACTACTGCTGTAAAGGTAGGCTCATTTGGTGCTGTGAATGTGAAGGATGCTACTAATAAGGATGAGCTGAATGCCTCTTTAGATAATGCTATTGTTCACAATCTGAGCTATAATGACTATGTTATTCAGAATAACATTCCTGAGCATATTCAAGGCTCACAGCTATTTGCCACTCAGAGTAGAAAGCTGATATTTGCTGGTTTACAGCAGGTTGATGCTAATGGTAACACTATGTACTATGACCACTACACTGATGGCAATAGGGTTAACTTGGGTAATGGCATGGTCAGACTCAATGCTTACAACCTCAACAGGTTCTATATAAGTCTTATAGCAGCTAACATACTTGAGGACTTTGAAGAATTTTCTTCTACTATAAAGAATCCTGAGAAAGTAAGGCAAGCCTTGGTTCAGATGACTGTTAATAACAGCAGGGAGACTAGGGATAACCTTAGAGGTTATGGTAAAGGCTTAGAGCATGACTTCCTTCTAGCATTATTTGAAGGTGGTATTGAACATGATACAGCAGCATTGTTACTGAGTATGTTCAAGAAGCAAGTCAACAAACAGAAGATAAATGGAGGAAGTGCAGTTCAGGTATCAGCATTTGGTATAACTGGCTATACTGAGGACAATAATCTTAGGTTTATCAAAGACCCTAACAATGATGCTAACATTCTATATGCTGAGTGTGAGCTTCCTTGGGACTTAAGCTATACTGATAGTAATGGTAACAAGGTTGAGCTACAATTCAGTGACTGGTGTAATGCTGATGGTACACTTAAAATAGGTAAGAATGGGGTTTCTCTACTAGAGACTAAATTCCCAGGAATCACCTCTTTCATAGCATATAGAATACCTACAGAGGATAAGTACTCTATGTTGAACCTAAGAGTAAAGAGATTTACTCAGAAGGTCAATGGTGGTGGTACTATTAAAGTTCCTGCTCAAGGTACTACTATTGCTGGATTTGACTTTGATATTGACAAGCTCTACTTTATGAGAAGGGAATATAAGGTCAAGAAGAGTGATAAAGATGGTGAGCTTGGAAGCCAGATAATCAAAGCACTGTTTGGTGAGTCTGAACATACAGATGTAGCTGATGTGTTTGATATACATGACTTCGAGGAGTTTGATTATTCTAAGCCTGCTTGGGATAAGAGTCAGAGCAGAGTGGCTAGAAACAATATGCTAATCACTCTTATGCAGAAGAGACTTGAAGACCCTCAGACTATAAAGGATAGGACTACTCCTGGTGGATTTACTCATGCAAGTGCTGCTGCTAAGTATATCAGAACTCTTATGGGTATAGATAATCTGAATTATGATTATTCTGACCCTTGGACTATGGTAGTATATAACCAGCAAAACCAAGTAGCTGGAAAGCTGATTGGTATATTTGCTAATCAGAATACCAATAATGCCATTGCTTCCTTGATGAAGGAGTTCAGCTTGGTACAACCTATAGCATTTGGTAATCATCCTAATGGACTAAGTAACCTTCTCAACCCTAATGCTCTGACTAAGGAGCTGTTGGCAGCATCTGTGGATGCTGTTAAAGACCCTGTGCTTAACTTCCTGAACTTGAATACTATTACAGCAGATAGTGCAGGTATGTTATGTAGATTAGGGTATAGCTTTGAGGAGATTGGTCTGTTAATGAACCAACCTATAATAAGAGAACTATGTGATTACTGTATGGATAGTAACATGTCTGATATAGATACTGCAATAGATAACTTGTTACAGGATTATGGTGCTAGAGGTGATTACGCTGATATTCCATCCTCAAGACTGACTGTAGATGTACTTGCTAAGAATATAACTGACTTTAGGGATAACCCAGACATTATGAACAATAGTAACTATGTGTTCAATCAAGCTCAGGTGTTGGAACTATTCAGAAGTATCTATGCTACAGCTAAAGAGGTAGGAGCTTTTGTTACTAATACTAAGTTCACTGCATCAAATGCAGTTAAATCTACCTTTGGTGGTATGTATGCTCAGCAGGACAGAGTGATTAGGTATGTGAATAACCTTAAGACCTCAAAGAACCCTAGACTAAGTATTATAGTGAGTGACTTTGTTGATAGTCCTATTACACTAGGTCTTAATATAGGTAATGTTGAGGAATATATAGCACAGATACTCAATAATCCTTTTGGATATGAGCAAGTGATGTATGATGCTAATGTCCAAGCTGTAAAGGAACTTGGCAAGTATTATCCTTATGGTAATTCAACATACACTAACATTAGGAGCTTTATGACTGACCTGACTAAATCAGGGCTTGATGAAGCTACTATAGACCAGATACATGAGTATATGCTAAGGTATATGATTGGTCTGGATGAACACAGTAAGTTCAATCCTGAATATCCCATCAACCTTGATAATGGGGAGACAGTAAGAGCAGAAGACTACTATACCAAGTATGTTCCTTTGAAGGTAAGTAACCTTTTAAGAGCAAATAAGGAGTTGAAGAGTCTGCCTATCTTTAGTCTACTCACATTTGAGGAAGGTAGTGATGGTAATGTACAAATGAAGATTGCTGATAGTGGTGCTTTAACACCTACCCAGAAAGATGAAGTAAGGGATAGCTGGGAAGTACTATTAACTAACCCTGAGTTATCTCAGGTGGCTAAAGACCTTTATATGTACTCCTACTATCAATCAGGATTTGGATTTGGAGTTATAGGATTCAATCACTTAGCTCCATTAGAGTTGAAGCTGCAATTAGACCTTAACGGTGAGACTAGTTATACTAGTTTCTTGGATAATGTGTTGGATAACAACATACCAGTTGATGAGGTCAAGTTTGCTCAGATGTTTCTTAATACCCACAGAGATAACAATAGGCTAGTATATGAGCCTAAGTCCAAGCAATATAATTACATTAAGAGTTATGTGTACCAGAATGGTATGCCAGTAGATAGCTTCATATTAGATGTTACTACTGACAAGAATAAGGTTAAACCCTTCATACTGAGGTCTACCAAAGAAGAGGTACATTACAGACCTGCCATACTAGTAGATGGACTCTTATATGTTGCCAATGGCAGTGCATTCAACAGAAGCACTTCTGGAGCTATGGAGTATAGGCTTGTCAAAGGCAAGGACAATAAAAAGGTAAGTTTATCTGATATAGGAGTTCAAGATGACAAATCAAGTACTGCTATTGATGGTGAACCTATTGTTGATATTGACACTATGTCTATTGATAATCTAGTGGATGAATTAGTTAAGAGTCAAGTTAAGACTGGCACTTTGATGGCTGAGGAAGCAGAAGAGGCTTCTAGAGGTATAAGAAGTAACATCTTACAGACTACTAAGGAAGATGCAAGAGAGCAACTGATTGGAGCTTTACTTGAGGAGTATAAGAAACTTGGTGTATCATGTAAGTTAAATGGTGAAAAGATTTGTTAAGTATGGCAGAGAGTTGTGTATTTAAGCCAACTGTCAGAAACAAAGAAGGTAAGGAAGTGAATAGTAGGTTGTTTGACAACCTACTTCACTTCTCTTCCAATGACAGGGAGTTTGCTAAAAAGTATTATTTCATAGGTACTAATGATGAGTTCCTAAGAACCAATGCTAGGCATGTAGAGTATGATGAGAATGGTGAGATTACATTCAAGTCACTTAAGAACCTAGTATCACTGGATATATCTTCTGAGAAGATTATTGACCAGTTAAACAAAGACATAAGCTCTGGAGAGCATGAGTATGGAGAAGCAGTATCACTGATGACTAGCTTCAACAATAATAGCCCATATAACGATGAGTATATGGCTACTATAAGTACAGTTGAGGGAGGTAAGGCAAATCTACAGGTTGTTAGAAAGACTACAGCTAATCAGACAGCTCTTGAAGAGACATTGACTAACAAAAGCTTGTTTGATAGAATAAAGCAAGCTGTTGAAAGAGTAGGAGGAAGTATAGACTTTATAGATGAAAGCTATAGCAAGTATGATACTATCAATGCTAAGAAAGCAGAGTCTGGTCTATATAATGTGATATTCCTCTCAAAGAAAGGCAATCTTACTGCTGATATGGCAGAAGAGGCAGGTCACTTTGCTGTAGGGGCATTAGGTAATAACCCCCTAGTAAAGAGATTGGAAGCACTTTGTACTCCAGAAGTACAAGAGGGAATACTAGGTGAGCATTACAGAGATGTGCAGGGAAGAAAGAACCCTAGGAGAGAGACTGCTGGTTTCCTAGTTGGTCAATATATAATGAATGAGGTAGACCAAGAGTCTACACTTAGCAGACTTGCAGGAAGAATAGTAAATCTAGCTAAGAGAATGTTCTACAGACTCACTCTAGATGATGTAGGTAGAATGAGAGAAGAGGCTAAGGCTATAGCTAAGAATATAGCTAGGGGATTTATGTCTGGTGATAATGCTGGTAGTATTGAGAATGCTTTAGAGAATAGGGAAGTCCTGTATTCATCTGTAGATTCTGTACCAGTTAGTTCCTTCAAGGATGTTATTCAGCAGCTAAACTTACTAGCTTCTGAAATGTCAGCAGTAGATAAGACATTATATAGGAAGTGGAAGGATATTGAAGCTAATACTGCTATAGGCAGGTTATTTGAAAACCCCTCATTCTTTGCTGATATGGCTGCTATAGATGGCTTATCTGTAGCACTAACACAGCTAGCAGATAGTGTTCCTGAAATGATTGACATGTTGGACTCTGTTAACTATAATCCTGATGAAGTTCCTGCTAATGCTAAGAAGCTGAGACAAGTAAGCCTATTTGTTCAGGAGTCCATTGCTATCATGGGTATTATAGATAATATGCTTACCAGTGATGAGGTACAGTTGAAGGAGGATGCCAGAGATGCTCTTGATAAAGCATATAAGAACTTAAGCTCTCTTATTAAGGGAGCAGATAAGCTAGAGGTAAACCTACTAAAGAAAGAGAGGAAGCTATATCTATCCTTCTTAAAAGATATGTATGGGGGTGAGTATGTTGAAAGGGCAGCTAGAGTTGTCTTTAACTTTAACAAGAGAAAGCTTGAAAGAGTAGCTGAGAGTAGGGAATATCTATCAAAAGCTATGGAATCTCTTGATAGAGATGATAACTTTATGAATAGATACATAGCATCTATGGCTAACAGTAGTGATATAATCAACCAGTTAGCTTATAAAACCAAAGCTTCTGCCAACAAGTTTGCTGATGACAATACTATTAAAGCGTGGAATGACATAAGAGCTTTGGAACAGAGAGTCAAGAAGGCTAAGGTTGATACAAGGAGGCTGTTAGAAGTATCTGCTAGAGATGGTAAGCTGACTGGTAACTATATATCCAAGTATAATTGGGGTGATTGGGAGAATGACTGGTATGAGTTTAAGAACAAGTGTAAGGAAGATTTCCTCAGTGACCCATCTATTGAGAGTAAGACTCAGATAGAAAGGGAATACTTATGGGATGTCTACTTTAGACCTCTAGCTAAGGACTGGCATAAATCCCACTCCACATATGACCAAACCACTCAAAGACCTATGCCTAATGATGGCTATAGAAACCATAACTATGATAGATTGACAGATACTGAGAAGGCAGCTCTAGATGACATATTGGAGTTGAAGGGGAGTCTTGATGACCTCCTAATCTATCAGTCTTATAATGGTGAAATGGTTGAAGCAGCTCATACTCATCTTTATAGAATGCCTCAGTTCAGAGGAAGTACTCAGAATAGAATTGAGAACTTAAAGATGACTAACCCTCTAGGTAAAGCTGTAAGTGGTGCTATAAGGCAAAACTTAATCAATACTTTTACTATTACCAGTGAAGATAGAGACTATGGTAGTGCTATGACACATAATACTATAGATGAGGATGTATTCTCAGATAGGCTTGACTTCGAGAAGGAGAAAGTGAAGAGAGTTCCTTTATATGGTATAAACAAGCTGAAAGATATGTCAGAGTTAAGCACTGATATATTCAATGGTTTGTTACAGTATGCAGCTATGGCTAATACTTATGTAGCTACATCCAGTGTAGTAGATATATTGGAGACAGGTAGGGATGTATTAGCTAATAGAAGAGTGAAAGGTCTAAAGAGAGAAGTAGAGAGGGATAAGAAGTCAAGAGTATTTGGAAGATATTGTGACTTTCTTGATGCTCAGGTATATAACCTATATGCAAATAGCAGGTTGAAGTTTGGTCAAATAGCTCTTACTAAGGTGATAGGCTTCTTTGGAGGTTTGGCATCTAAGGTGTTCTTGGGTGGTAATGTCGCTGGTGGTATGGTCAATGTTATGACTGGCTTTAATGAAATCACTAAGGAAGCTATAGCAGGAGAAGTATATACATTAGCTGACCTTACTAAGGCTAATGCCCTTTACTTTAAGTACTTACCAGAGAACTGGTTAGAGGCAGGTATGGGTGTGAAGAACAATAAAGTGTCACTCTTTATGAAGAGGTTCAATGTTCAGAACAACCTAGATACTGAGACTAGAAACTGGAGTACTAGAGAAAGCAGACTCACTAGGCTTAACCCATTTGGTAATAACCTAATGTTGCCCTATAAGAGTGGAGACCATTATATGCAGTCTATGTCCTACTTGGCAGCAGCTAACCATTATAAGTTCTTAGACACTAATGGAGAGACTATATCACTATGGGATGCCCTAGAAGTGAAGAACATAGATGATAGTAACCCTAAAGCTGGTAGGACATTAGAGCTTAAAGAAGGAGTACTATATATAGACCCTGAAACTAACCAGACTAGAGAATGGAATCTTGATGATGAGGTTAAATTCCAGAACCTATGTAGAGAGACCAACAATAGAATGCACGGTATCTATAACAGAATGGATAAGACAGCCTTCCATAACACTTGGTATGGTCAAGCTGCTTTAGCCATGAGAGGTTATGCACTTGGTCTATTATATAGAAGATTCTCTTCTAACCACTACAGTGTGTCTTTAGGTAGAGAGTCCGAGGGAAGCTTAGTTACAGCATCAAAGGTATTTGTCAATATGTTTGGAGGTACTAAGAACTTCATTCCATCCCTCAGAGCATTGCTATGCCCCTTTGGTGATAGTGTAAAGAACTCATTACTTGAGATGGGCTTCTCAGTGGAGCAGTATAGGAATATGAGAAGAAACTGGGCTGACTTTGCTCTTATAGGTATGTTATGGGTACTCAAAGCACTCACAGCTAAGTCTGAGGATGACGATGATGATGACGATGATACAACATCAGGACTCATATATTACTTTGCAAGTAGGTTGTACATGGAACAGAATGCCTACAATACTCCTTGGGGTATATGGCAGGAGCAAAAGAGTGTGTTAGACTGGATGCCTAGTGGTGTATCAGTAGCAGGTCAAATACTTGATATAAGTAGACTTATGATTACTCAAGAGGAGTATAAGACTAGTTCAGCTACCCATGAGAAAGGAGATAAGAAGTGGGAATATAAGATTGGCTCATATATACCTTACTACAGGAGTACAAGGGTATTAGAGCATCCTTATGAAGCAGCTAAGTCATATGAATATGGTAGAGCTACTTATAAGTAATCCCTATAAAACAGTAAAGGCAAGAGAGGTTATCCTCCCTTGCCTTTTTTTTTATCCTAAGCAGTCAAGCTCATGTTGCTTCTCCTGTTTAGTCCAACTATTGAAGAACTCTTCAATGTCTATTGTCTCACTATACTTAGTTCTAAGTGCTTCCTGCTGTTCAGGTGATAAACTACTAAAGCTTATACCTGTTGGGTTACTTTCAACCTTTATAGGTTTAGCTCCAGCTTTCCTAACTATAGGCTTTCTCTTAGTTCTAACCTTACCTACAGTAAGCTCACCATCTCTCTTTACTTGAGGCTCTGGCTTAGTTTCTGCACTTTCAACCTTACTCTCTGTAGGAGTAATCTCTCCTATCAGTGCTTTCTCAGACGCAGACAACTTATCATACTGTATTGATATAGGGGATTCAGGTATCTGTCCTACTTCTCCTAGAACAGGGTTAGCCTGCTTATACTCCTTATCATTTAACAGTAGTTGATTACCTTTGGCTACTGAGTAGGTATTATTGTCGTTAGGTGCAGGATATTCTACATGTATAGGTATGATATTTAATGACTTAACCTTAATACCATACTTGCCTTCCAAGAACTGCTTATATAGTGATAGCTGTCTTGAGTATTTAGCTGCTTTTTCCTCACTTATATTCTTAGCTCTGTGGGTCTTCATATCAAAGATATAGAAGTTACCCTCCCTATCATAAGCTAGTAAGTCAAGTGTTCCAGCAACTGCTATCTCATGTACTCCACCATTACTGTCAGTAACCTGTAGAGTACCTGTAGCTACTATATCTCTAGGTATAACTGTCAATCCCTGAGCATCAAGGTAATTCTTGAACTTCTGTAACTGTTCAGCAAACCTATTAAGAGCCTCTTTAGAAGTATTAGGATAAGTCATCTCTACTGACCTACCATCTTTTAACCAACCTTCTGGACTAGAAGTGATAAGTCCATTAAAGAAATCCCTTACAAACTCATCAATACCAGTACCTATGTTGGTAGATGGTGTAACCCAAGGACTATTAGGGTCAAATCTTTCACCAGCCTGCTCATCAGCTTGTATGATTGAAGTAACTCTGGCATATGTTTTACCTGTCCTTGTATTAACATAGGTAAGACCATCTTCTGATAGTTGTATCTCCCTAGAATCTGCTTCTATCCTTTCACTAACTTTTTGAGCCTCTTCCATAGCAGTAGTAATTTCATTCCTAACTTCTTTACCTTGCTCAGTGAGACCAGTGTCAGTATCTACCTTTTCACCTGATTGAGTAGTAGCTGTTCCTGTATCTTGACTACTAGTAGGAGTAGAGTTATCTGCATTAACTACTGTAGGAGTAGGATTAGCAGGTACAGGCTCTCTTAGGGCTACTGGGCTTGATACCTCAACCCCACTAATAACTCTTTCAAGTCTGTCAATTCCTACTCTTAAGATGTTGTCATATATAAGGTTAGTTACATTTTCCTCCTTATAGTGCTTAGTATTAGGAGTATAGTAGCTGGGGTCTTTATCAACTTGCCAGTTAACACCTTGTCTGAAAGAACCACTAGGCATAAGCAGATTAGATAGTATTACTGCCATATTTTCAGCAGTTACTTCTTTCTCTGTTACACTATTTACTATTCTTCCTAAGTTCTCATCACCCAAGTATAGGTCTAATCCAAGACTACCATCTACATTAGCAGGTCTTATAGAGTACTCAGCACTTGTTGAGTATATATGTCTCCTCAACATATTGTTGATTCCCTCTATTATAGATAGAGCCTTACTTTCACCAGTGAAGTTAGTACCATCAGAAGTTAGTTCTGTTAGGTCATTATTCTTAACAAGACTGTTAAGTACTCTTATGAAGTCTCTAGTTCTGCTGTTAAAGTAAACTATATCAGTAGCATTACCTGTTGATAGTACCTCTGCAAGTGACTTTCCATTTCTAGGGCTGGTAGTCTCATCCAGAGTCTTAGTCAAGACTGGTATCTCAGATACAGACTCATCTCCTTTCATAGTAGGCAACCTATAGTATAGTGTAGGTTTACCAGCCTTATCCTTTTTAGCAAAGAGTCTACTTGCAACCTTTCTAACATACTTGTTATATGCTGCATTCCTTCTTATAGGGTCTTGAGTAGTGTCCTCAATTATAGCTCTGTCTTCTGGAGAGAGGTCTTCACTTATAAGTGAAGCAAAGTCTCTGTCAGTTTCTCTTGATGTACTTATATTAAGAGGAGGACTAGCCACTATTACACTTGAAGTTACTTTTCTGTTACCTGCTGATATAATCTTGTTAGGTTGCTCAATAGCAAGTTGTCTTATCTGCCCTGCTCTGCTATCTAGTTCAGTTCTTGGCAGTACTCCAATAGGTTGGTATCTCTTATTGCCAATCACAATAGGACCATCACCATCCTCAACTATAGCTAGTACTGGTAGATGTTGCTCATCAGTATAAGCAGTAGAGCTGTTCTTCATACTCTCCTTGACTCCTGTAGTTATATCATCAAGAGCAGCATAGAATACTACTGACCTATTTCCTGACTTTCTACTAAGCTTACCACTTCTAAGATATTCATCAACTTTCCACTCCCTGAACTTCCTACTTAAGAAACCACTAAGATTGCTGTTTATTCTAGCTAATGATATGGTAGGCTTCTGCTGTGGAACTTCTGTAGGTGAAGTAACCTTTTCAGCTTCTTTCTTCTCTACTTTAATAGCATGACTCGCTTGTTGCAGTAGAGAACCAGACCTCTCATTTATATCACCCCCCTGAGTGGCACTACCTAATAACTTTACTGCTTCTTTAGCTATAGCCTCCTGTAGTTCTTCTGTAGAGTTATAGTGTTTACTTCCCAGTTTGTTTATTGCACTTATAGCAGCTTGCTTAGCATCCTCATCATATATAGCACTGGCATTCCTAACTGCATTTATAGCTTGCTCTGCTGCTGTAAGTACTTCTCCATCATTATTATTGATGAAATCATCTGATAGTACAGTAACTCCTTCACCCTCAGTTTCACTAGGTTGAGTAGGTGTAGTAACAGTTTCAGGAGCTTTCTCAGCTTCCTTCTCAGCAGCTATCTGCTTACCAGACTCTTCAAGATTTGAAGTAGCATCATCAGATGCAAATATACCTGTCAGAGGTGCTGGTTTATCAGCAGCTACTGGTTTCTCCTCAGCTTCTCTTGTAACTTCCTCTCTTACTTCCTCATTCTTCTTGTAACTTTCCAAAGCTCTCTTATATGAGTCTACCACAGTTCCTATATTCTCCAAAGAGATTTTCATATTGTCTGGTAGCTTCTGGTTGAGTGCTTCAATCCAAGTTACTAAGTTTGATTTGCCACTCTCATCTGCTGATGTTAAAGCAGCTACAGCATTATCATAGTTGCTTATATCTACATTCTTTCTAGCTAAGAACTTAGTCATTGCAGCTACTAAGTCCTTATCTTGCTCTGAAATATCACTGAAAGCATCATTCTTGAGTAACTGATTGTATATTCCCTCAGTAACCTCATCATCTTTCTTGTATCTCTGATATAGGGGATTATCCTTTAGAGTTTGGTCAAGCACTACTGCCTCATAATCATCAGCTTCAAACAGAGCATTATCTACAGCTTCTGCAAATGCAGAGTAGTCCTGTATCTCATTGAGCTTCTTATAGGACTTCTCAGCACCCTCAAGCCTCTTAGTCAGCCTCAACCTATTCTCTATATTAGATAGTATGTTTGGGTTCTTAAGAGCTGCATTGTACTGACCTAAGAATGTCATCTGAGCATCATTTATTCTAGCAGCATCCTCTACTTTATTCATAAAGTCAGATGTAGCTGCTGTACCTTTCTCTACTAGTCTTGCAATAACATCCTGCTGCTCTTGACTATACTTTCCCCTATTCTTTGGGTTAAGCATTCTATATCTATCAACAGGACTAAGTGACATAATATCTGACTCACTCAATACAGGTGTAGTTCCTTCTTCAAGTCCCTTAGATACTCTCTTGTAAGCTGCCATAGCTTTCTTCTTACTGTCTTGAAGGGTCTTTAGTTGCTTATTGAGGACAGACAGCTTACTCTTTTGTTCATCTGATAGTATTGACTTATTCTTCTCTAAGTTACTTATCTTAGTCTGGTAAGCCTCAATATCCTTATCAAATGCAGTAGGTTCTGATATAGAGCCATGTCTAGCTATATACTTCTTCTGCTCATCTGTCAATGTAGAAGCAATACCTCCACCATAGCCAGAGAGTAATTCATTTTCAAGCTGAGTAGCTCTTTCTCTCCAGTCATCCATACTAAGTTTGCCATATATAAGAGCTTCCTTAGTCTCTTGTGGAATACTATTACCTAAGCTCTTCTCAAGGTCAGCAGTAGCTACTTGAACTTTCTGCATAACATCAAGCATACTCTGAGCATCTTTCTTGATGTCTTCAAGAGGTCTATCATCATATTGGGCTATCTGCTGAGCCATCTCATCACCCTCCTGAGCATTAAGTATATCCATATACCTTTGCATATAAGCATCATATAATGGAGTACCCTTCAATTGCTCAAGCATGAAGTAGTCCTGTACTTGCTTACCTAGTCTACTATTTCTATAGCTAAACTCATCACCCTCATCAGAAGCCTGTTGCATACTTCTAGCCCATCCTAATGAACCTCTTAAAGAAGTAAGCCTCTCTCTGTTATTGCCTTGAGCTAGCCACTCATTGAGTGCCTTAGCTGACTCTCTTCTATCCTGATTCTCCTGCTTGTCATTATAATAACTCTCTATGAATGGGTTTCTCCAAAGGTTTCTAGCTACAGCACCTACCTTGCCTAGAGTACTCTTACCTTCTAATGATACCCTATCACCTTTAGATAGCAAAGCATTGACATTAGGAGTACCCATAGCTTGACCTAATGCACCATATATACCAGATTGAATAGCATCTTTACTTATAGCTTTCCTACCTGCTGCTGCAAAGGCTGCACCTAGGTTATCAGACATACTATCTACTATGGCATCATCTGCTACACCATCATATCTTTGTGCTATATAATTAGCTAAGTCATTCTCAGCAGCACCTCTAGAGAAAGCATCAGATACATCTTGGCTATACTCTTCAAGACCTTCACCAATCATTTCTTTAGCCATATTCCAAGCCATTTGCTTCTTGGTGAGTTCTCTAGCTACTACATTACCAGCATCATCAAGAGAATATCTATTTCCTGCAAATAGCTTTCCTACCTTACTTCTACTAAGTGCCTCTCTTGTCTTACCATTAAACATAGTAGCCTTTAGAGTCATATTAGCAGTTCCATTGATAAAGGAGTTAATAGTAAAGTTAGTTAAGGCTGCTTTATCTGCATCCTCTTCTGCTCTCTTTAGAGCATCCTCATACATTGGTTGGAACTCATCCCATACCTGTTGTCTTATTCTTTGATAAGCACCCTTGGCATCTCTTGAGTAGACTCCTTCACCAGTTCTTGATAATGGAGTAACATCCAGCCAGTGTTGGAATCTCTTCTGAACCTCTTCCTCCATTCTCTTGACTTGCTCCTCTCCTATCATCTTCTTAGCATCCTCAAGATAGTCCTGCTTTGTATTAAGAGCATTCAAAGCACCTTCACCCTGACCTACCAGTGCAGGAACTACATAAGCATTATATCTTCTTTGCCAAGTATTTATGCCTTGTAGAGCTTTATTGACATTACTAGCAGTCTCTGCTGTAGCAGCTAACTTACTACCCATAGTAGCATACTTCATAGTATTGAAGACCCTATTACCTATAGCAGTAAGACCATAACCTTCAAGCATTGAAGCAACTGTGAAGCCAGACTGCTGCATAAGCTCTGGGATAGTATTTACACTAAAGATATTATCCCATAGGTTCTCCTGTTCCTCAGTAGTTCTTATGACTTCAAGTCTGTTATATGCCTTCTCTGGGTCACCCTCTGTAAACATAGTTCCTTGCTTCATCACTTGGTCTCCATATCTAATCCAAGAATTATCTATGAACTGAGACCACAGGTTATCTAGATAACCCTCTTTCTGGTTCTCTCCAAGTAATCTATCAAGACCTGTCAAGGCACTAAGACCTCCAGTGATATTACCAGCGAATGATATAGTACCTCCAACTATATTAGCACTCATACCAGCTAGACCATTCCATATCTTATCTGCTAGTGGCTGATTCTCAGATACTTCATCATGTATTCTAGCAGCCATCTTCTTAGCTGCTGTCTCTGGACCAAAAGCTTCTGACTCAGTTTGGTAAATGGACATAAGCTCTACCTTCTTATTACCATCCAGAGGGAAGTACTCAGTACCTTTGAATCTCTTATAGTATGGTGAGACTTCATCCAACATCTTGTCAAAGTCTTCCCATTGCCTTCTAGTGCTTCCTATAAGAGTACCATTGTTAGCAACACCAGTATTGTATTCCTCCTCATAGGTCTGCTTAGTATTCTGATATACTTGCAGGTTCTCTATGTCATCATCTGGGGAAGAGAGATATATACTATCTCTCTTCTCAGGTGACATACCTTTTAGGATGTTATAGTCTTCCCTATTCCCAAACTTATTCTTAAAGGAGCTATTTCTAAAGTACCTATCCTTTCTGTTATCATCCCAGTTAGTGTACCCTAACTTATTAAGTTCCTCTATATTATCCTTCTCCCACTGTGCCCTATCTTGAGCTGTGAGACCTTTAACATTAAATACAAAGTCTGACATTATAATCCCTCATTTTGTTGTTGTTCTGGAGCAGTTACATCTATTCCAGCTACTCCTGTACCTTTCCTTACTACTCTATAGTGGTTCTTTGAGAAGTAATCTTGGTCTTCATATATATCTACATCAGCTACAGATAAGCCATTCTCCTTCAAGTCATCCTGTAACTTCTTTCTGGCTTTAGGACTTAACTTACTAAAGTCTATCAACTTAGCATCACTTTCACTGAAATCATCACTCCACCCTGGGGTATCAAAGCTACCTCCAGTATATTCCAATGTTGTGAATGTAGATTGCTTTTCAGCAGTACTCCTAGACACTCCTCCTGCTGTAGTAGAACTAGATGGGAATGCTACAGGCTTATAAGTACCATCAGGTGCTATTTCAACAGCTCTTCCAGCACCTATAACCTTTAGTCTATTTCCATTAGGAAGTAATATACCCTTTGTAGATTCCTCCTTCTGTTCTCTAGCCAATTGTTGCTGCTCTTTAGCCATTTCAAGTCTATCCTTCTCCATATTCAACCTCTCTCTTTCTGCTGGACTTATATAGCCTCTGTTATTCATAACATCATACTTAGCTGTACCTATACCTTCATATAGACCAGAGTTAATGAATCCTCTAGCTCTGTCTTGAATATCTTGGCTGTACTTGCTTAACCCTGCCTCGTTGAATACTGTCTCTGCTATCTGCCTTAATTCAGCAGGAGCATTATCATCATTAAGTATGGTTTGCATTATCTGAGCAGGAGTGTAACCCATTTGTGTCATCTGTTGGAAGTATTGACCTCCAAGTATAGATTGGTACTTAGGATTGCCTTGAACTACCTTAGCAAGATTACTTGCCATTTGAGCTGCTCTTTTGGTTAACTCATTACCACTTATAGGATTATAGGTAGCATTAGGATTGTCCAGAAGGTAATCTAATTGGGTCTTTGAATAATCGACATCAAACATGAGTGATGGGTCTCTTAGCAGAGCCTCTCTCTGTTCTTTAGTAAGAGCTTCTCTTCTAGCTACAGCAGTCTCTATTGGAACTACCTCAGAATTATATCTTCTCTTCATGTTAAGAAGCCCTTGCCTACTTGCAGGTGTAAGACCATGCTTAGCTAACATACTAGCTTGCTTCTCCAAGTCTTTAGCATAGGAGTTATACATATTAGCTGTCTTACTGTCAGGTACTTCATTAGCATACATCTTCATTAAGTCAGCCTTAGCTCCTAGTTCCTCTATACCACTTTGTACAGTATTATAAGCATCTGCTGCCATAGCAAGAGGCTTAAGCATCTCATCAAAGGTGTATGGGTTGAATTTTGCATTATTAGTTAATACTATCTTCATATTGTGTACCCTTTCCTTTTGTTTCTCTTAATCTTACCACCTTTGCTTCTCTTAGGAGCAGCAGTATTATTACCCCCAGTATATTGACCCCTAGTATTATATGGTAATGCCCCTATATCAGCAAGCCATCTTAGGGTATCTCTATCAGTAAGCTCTCTTCCTAGGTCTCCTAATCCCTGAATGAAATTAGTAAGGTTAGCACTCTTCTCGGCTCTATTACCTTCCAGTATTCTTTGCCTCATATTAGCTAGCTGACCATATAGACTAGCTTGCTTACCAAGTAGCTCTGAGTTGAACATATCAACTTTAGTACCTTGTTCAGAGTTGAACATATTGGTCTGTCTGTTGAACCCAGTAACTCTTTCTTTGAGTGCTTGGTTATACTCCTCAGCCTGTCTAGACATCTGACCTAAGTTCTCACCATAGTTATAGTCTGCCGCCAATATGCCAGCTAGAGCTGCTGCTCTATTACCACCAGATGTATTCTGAACAGCTCTTCTACCAGCAGCAGCATTCTTATTCAACTGGTTGATATAGAACATCCTATCCAAAGGCTTGTATGCCAAGTATTCTCCTATAGGTCTAGTACCTACTGGTCTATTAGCCCCTCTAACGGCATTAGCAAATATATCTATATTTGAATAGTCAGGGTCATTACCACCAAATATATCATTCAATACAGCTATACCTGAACCTATAAGAGGTGCATACCTTAAAGGATTCTGTCTTATTCCTTTAACCTCAGTAACATTATCCCCAGCAACATTAGAGATAACTGGAGTTCTTAATGTTAAAGGAGTTTTAGCAATATCTGCAACATCAGGGAGGAGCGAGGTTAGATTAGGAATTTCTGGAGATACACTAAGTTTATCCATTAATGCTTTTACATTATTACTTGGTCTTGTTAGTATATGTCCTTGACCTAGCTTCCTATCATTAGTTATTCTCTTAAAGTCATCAAGAGTAAACTTAGACAAATCCATATCACCATTAATCTTTGATAAAGCACTAATATAGGCATCTCTATATTTTCTAAAGTTAGGATTATCCCAGTTCTGTATATAGAAGTTCCTTAACTTACTAAATTCAGAGTCAGGTGAATATGTTTTATCCCAATTTATAGTAGCTGTAAATGGACTTATATATGGGTCACTAGTATCAAATGCTACTCCAGATTGGGCATAGATAGGAAAGGCATGATTGTCATCTTTATTATCAGCACTGAAAGCACTATTATCATACCATAACCAATCCGGTATTAGTGTGTTAGGGTCTGGTCCTGGACCCTCAAATCTCTTACCTAGCTTTCCACCTTTAGCATATCTATTCATTCTCCTATCCTCATTCTTAATTCTTACCTCTTCCTGACTCTCAGCCAAAGCACTCATAAATGCCTCAAGCCCTCTCTGACTAATTGAGTCATTAGGTCTTTCCTCACTTTCTTTGCTTAGTTCCTTAGCTGCATCAGCAAAGGTCTCACCTTTAATACTGTACTTCTCCTTGAGCTTCTTAGGTAACTTCATTCTATCACTGAATACATAGTCATTGAAGATTACCTCTCCTTCCTCTACTAAGTTAGGTACTCCTTGTGGGTCAATACCCATCTGTACTCCCTCAAATGGATTAGCTTCATGTGAGCCACCATTATCAATGAATGTAACTCCATTGGTAAAGTCTCCACCTTGTGAGTTCAACCATCCACCGAATGAGTGCCACTTTCTAGCATTTCTAGCAAAGTTAGCTCTCTTCCTTGTAGTAGGGTTACTAGAGTGAAGTCCTCTCTGAATACATTCTGATGTTACCTTGCCACCACAGTAGTCAGTAAACTTACCTCTATTCTTTTTCTTGATATGAATACCACCACCCTTACTGAATGTATTGATTGTACTGACATCAGGCATAGCATTGAATGAATTAGGAAGACTAGTCAGTCTCATATCACCCAGTGCTTTCATCTGCTTGTTATTAAGGTCTCTTGTAGCCAAGTCATACCCAATAGCACCAGTGCTGAATATTGGTCCACCATAAGCAGAGAAGTTAGCCATTGCCAAGAAGTCATTGTTAGTATCTACATTACTTGCAGTATTACTTAATGAGTGCCAAGCTCTTAGGTTAGCCTCATCAATAGCCCTATTGAGTGCCTTTGTTTTATTCTTGGCTTTATTGCTGAACCATCCATCAGAACCTACTTGACTCTTCTTAACATGAGCCATATCAGTATATGAAGCCCAATCACTTAGCAGTGAGGCATTATCCTTAGCTGATGATGTATAACCAGCTTGTTGCTTGGTCTTATCCTCTGTCTGAGCAATGAACTCCTCATTAAGATTACTACCAAAGGCTGCATTGACGAGACCACCAACAAGGTTGACTCCAGCACCAATAACTCCACCAATACCAGGGATGTTTGAAGCTATAGAACCAATACCTTGTAGAGCATTACCAACACCTGTACTATTACCACTAGGGTTGATAAGACCACTTACAGTAGAAGCAGCAGCATTGGCTATACCTCCAAGACCAGAGCCTGATACTCCTAATTTACCCAAGGCTCCTCCAACACCAGAACCCATGAACTTATTGGTAGCTGCCTCATTCCAGTTGGCAAACTTACCTATAAGCCCACCATCATCATAGGTGTTGAAGTATCTATCATTTCTCTTAATTCTTTTCTTAGCCATAGTATAAATTCTATATTTGTTGCAAAGGTAGCTAATCTACTTAATATAGACAAGCTTATAATTAAAAAAGAAAGGTCAGCCTAATTGAATTAGTTAGGCTGACCTTATATGTTAGACAAAGTAGTGTACTATCATATCATGGAACTCCATTCTATCAGTATTCTCCTTGTTCATGGATAGCTTGACATAAGCCCAAGTGTTCCTTATTCTATCCATCTTGTTGGCTTTAACACCATTCCAATCTGTATTAGCTCTAGGAACATTAGCTCTCCATACCCTGAACTTCTTCTTTAATGGTGATGGTCTAGCTGCAAGATTAGTTAAGCTAGATACACCCTTCTGATATTCATTCCATACTTCAAGAGTATCAAAGGTATGACCACTTGCAAGTACTTCATTACCTGAGTTATCCTTAGTCCAACAGTCAGCTCTGAACTCTACAGTGTTGAATATCTTATCATAAGGTTCATCTGCATTAGACACAAAGGTTACACTATATGGATAGTAGTGACCAAAGAACATATTGTAGTCTCCTGCAAACTGTTCCCACATCTTACCATATTGTATAGCATAGAAGTCACTATTGATATTGAACATTGCTGGTACTTGACCATAACTCATAAATGATGTAAATTGACCTAGCAACTCTGAGTAGACTAATGCTGTCTCATTGTTTACAAAGTACACATCACCATTGTTCTTGTCATAGTAAGTCACAAAGTTCTTGAACCCTACTGGGTCCCATTTCTCAAGACTATTATTCTCACTAGTCCATTGTCTAAAGCCTAGCTTATCCGACAGAGAACCTATCTGACCATTGAACAGATAGATGCTATTAGTGATGTTGTCTATGAAGTATAGTCCAGAAGGAGATTCTACTATTGACCACTTGTTATTGCATCCTATAGTGTTGCTGATATATCTCTTTCCATCTACCTTGAGACCATTGGAAATCTCAATAGGCATACCATCAGAGGTAGGTATCTGAACCCTAGAGTTAAACAGGATATTACTAAAGCCTTGTTTCTGGAAACAGAATACTTCATTGTTAAAGGTATTCAGTGATACTACTTCTCCCTTATCACCATCTAAGTCAAGTGTAGATGCCATAGTGATATTAGTCCAAGTATCTACTATAGCCCCTGCTTGCTTCTCCTTAGTCCATGTGATAGTATTAGGGAAGTAATCAAGACTGTACTTATTATAGTTCAATGCTCTAGAGCTAAAGAAGTTATTCCTCTGACTATATACAGGATTGATAAGATTGAAGTTAGTAGGAGTCATAATAAGGTTACTTGTCTGACCTCTGTTCCTATCATATCTTCCATCTATGTTAACCCTAGTCTCACAGTAGAATGACATTATCTCAACTACACTGTTCTGGTCTTCCATAGTATAGGGATAAGTCTTAAGGCAGTCATATCTCTGGAAGTATGTATCACCCTCTGTATATGTTACACTCAAGTAACTCTTTGGTATAGGACTACCATCAGTGTCATAACCATCTATAAGTGATATAGGCTCACCTGCTGGAAGCCATATATTATTCTCCAGAGCTTCTGGTGTATCACCACCAAACCTGTTCTCTACATTGTCATTGTAAAGCTCAGCCAGCCATAGGAAGCCAAATCCATTTAAGTCATTACCAGAGGTAAATCTGATTACATCCTGATATACACCAACACAACTATCATCCCAAGGCATCTTGGCATCACCAAGCACCTTGTCTACCTTGTTTACAATAGTACCTGTATAGCCCCAAGTTGTTGCAGGCAGTATAACCTGCTTTCTATCAGAAGTATAGTTGAATGCTATGACTGCATGAGGGGTTGACTTATACTTCATACTAACAGGGTCTACACCATAGTTAGTGCTTGAAGCTGTCTTTCCTCCACTATCTCTTGCAAGTTGCAGAGGGTGAGGACCACCTATAGACATGGCATGGGCATTCTCACTATCATTTCCCCACTCTCCTATAATAATAGGATAACCATTCTTTCTATTTAACTCCTCTCCTTGTACCCAGTACCTATCATCTACTCTTGAAGGTGCTATTACTTTATCTATATTACCATAGTAGTTTATATCTCCAAGACCTGAATGACTAGGTGCAGGAAGTCTTACAAGACTCTGCTCCTCAGAGTTGAATATAGCTACTCCTGATATTCCAGTATGGTTATTGTCTCCCTCTACATAGGCATTCCAAGGGTTAGAGAAGTATTCAGTATATGCAGCAAACTTTAAGTTTGACATCTTCTTCTGACTAAGCATAGCTGTCCTTGTGATCTCATTGTCAACAAGAGTACTCTGGTTGTTAAGAGAACCATTTCTATGCCAAGGGTATATGTAGAATGGGAATGTCCAATCATTTTCACCTGCATCCTTAACTTGATAGTTATAAGGCTTGTCGAAGTAGAAGCCCCCTGATATTAGACTTCTAGAGCCAAAGGCACTTACATTCTCAACACCCACAAACTCCTTATAGAATCCTCTCTTATATGTCTTGTTCTGGGGTGTACTAGTTTGTATATCTATATCAGAAGCATTTGCAGTGAATGGTACTCTACCTACTATTCTCAGCTTCAATGAAGAGGTATCAAGGTTAGCCACAGCATCATCAAACTCAAACTCTGGTGAGTGCATTGTAACTATGGATTGGTCTATAAAGAAGAACTCACTTCTGTCTGCTATCCAAGAGTTCATATTCTCAACTCCAGTGGCATAAGGCTCTGATGGAGCATTAGCAATACATTGTATCTCAGCATTTCTATGCCAGTTACTAGGTATAGGATAGTTATGTCTGAACTCTGCCCATACTCCTTTACTTACAAGGGTCTGACCTTGGTAGGTAACATAAGCAGCTCCTCTATTCTCTCCTTCATCATTCTCTATCAATACCTTACCAGGGACATAATCCCTATCTGAATACATACTATCAGCATTGGCAATATCCACACCTAAGTAGGGTCTTGAGAACCATGATGCCTGTGCATAAGGAGAATTGGTAAACCTATCACTTAGGTTATATACTGTAGGGCATAGAATACCCTGTGCAACTACTTCTCTATCAGTAGCACTTGGATATACAACCACTCCTCTTACTCTTACAAAACCTTGAGATACTGCCAGCTTTATTATCTCCTGAGACATTGATGTACTGGCTTGTACTCCTTGTATTGAGTCAGACCCATATACTCCCCAGTTTACAGAAGGATAGTAGTTGACCTTGGCATCTCTTATAAATACTGGCTCTGACCACTTACCTGTCTTATATTGGAACTGCAATCCAAACCTATAATACTCATTAGAGTGGAATGATAATATATTAGAGCCTTTACTCAAGTGATTCTTATAGGAGTAATATCCTTTTGCTGGGCTAGAGTCTATATACTTAGAACCAAAGCCTATATACATAGTAGCTACATTCTCCCTAAGCTCTCCACCTACTACCTTATTATTAAGGAGTATGTTACCTAGAAACAGTGTATTATCCTTATGAGCCATAGTCTGAGGTACTATACTCTCACCACCTACATACAGTAATTCAGTTGGGTCTACTGTAGTACCTGTAGAGCCATTATCAACATATATCAAGTCATCAGTACCATTAACAGCTATATCAACTACATTAAGTACTGTAGGAGTAGCATCTATACTGGTTCTATGTATAGAGTATATCCTTATATAATCAAACCTAGGGTCAGGGTTCTTTATAGTAATAGTAAAGCTATTGCTTACTTTCTCCTCAGGACTAGCTCCCCTACTACTGAATGATATGTACTGCAAGGGAGTAGTATAGAATATATTACTCTCCTGACCATACATGTTATAGTAAGTAAAGGCATACTGGATTACTCCTGATGCAAATGCTCCATTAGAGTCATCATTCCTAGATACAGTAATAGTCTCATTAAGATTCAGCTCCTGTACGAAGTCAAATGAGCCATCATTCCAATCCAGCTTTACCTCATCAGATGCAGTAATGTTAATCACTCTAGCTTGATTCCTTCCATCAATCCAATATACCTTCTGGATATTCTCATTCTCATATACTCCAATACTCTCAATAGGATAAGAGGTATTGAAGTTAAGTGAGCCTGTGTATAGAGTGATGCACTCAAAGTAACTACCCTTTCTCTCAAGTCTGTATATTCTGTCTGTTGTGTTATCAGTTGTAAAGAGAGTGAGGTAGTTATTAAGCACATTATATCCAATCACAGTACCTTGAAGAGTAACTACAGAGTTATTCTTATCCTTTAAGATAATCTCCTTGTTACCCTTCTCATTAGTTATAGACAAGAGAGTATTATGGTCTCTTGCAGTTATTCTGATGTTCTGAGCATCAAAGGCAAACTCAGAGTTGAACTTACTTACTGTAAGGTCTCTCTGGATTCCTTTAATGGCATGTGCTTCTTGCTTTATCATATCATTGCAACTTTATATATTCCCTATCTCCCATGTGTCTGAATGACTTGCTGAACTCATTGACTCTAGGTATAAGGGTATTATACATTCTTGTAAATGCCTCCATCTCTGATACACTAGGTATCATAAACTCATTGTTACATTGACCAGCCTTGAAAGCATACTCCTGCTGGGTATTCTGTAGTACAGCAGGACTAACCTTTCCCATATCAAATAGGATAGTAAACCACTCCTTCTTTATGTACAGCTCCAGAGTCTTTAGGAACACTGGATTATCTGGAAGTAGAGGTAATCCATCATCGTCAGTAGGGATAGCCTTATAACTAAGCTCTATGTCTCCTGTCTTGAAGGAGGTGAATATTACAGAGCCTTGGGTTTTGAATGATAGCTCTCCCTTATCTTCTGGGTGAGTACCATTGAAGCTATCAGTCATAGCTCTCAAACATACACCATTCCTGGCTAATCTTACCTGGTTTATAGCAATCAGGTCACAAGGTAGTTGTCCTCTATAGTTGTCTATACATATAGTAGTTACCTTATCTGCATAGATATTAGGTAATCCCATAACAGCTATGAAGTCTAAAGTATATTGTATAGCACTCTCCAGATTGAGGTCAGTAAGCAATGGATGCCTCATTACTCTAGACAATACCTCAGGCAATTTAACATATTGATACTCACTCCACATTTTTATACCTCCATTTATGATTTAATGTTTTACTTCTACTCCCTCTGCAACATTCTGTTATCTTGGAAGCAGCACTCTTACCTTTCCCATAATATCTTGCAGCATCAGTGGCAGACCTAAAGCAAGCTATTATATTATTATCAAGGTCTAGCTGCTCTACTGCTTTGCAGTAATTATCTCTCCCTTTAGACCTCTTTTCAAAGGAAACATTATTACCAAGCTTAATTCCTGTGTGGGAGTTACTTATCTTTGTTCTATGTTCAATAGTTAGGTGCTTTCCATAGAAAGGGTGATTAGTCCCAGACATTGCAATACTTATCTTACTTCTAATATCTTCTGATACTTTCCTACCAAGACTCTTTTTTCTTAAAATCAACTTAGTAGAGTTCTTCATTGGCTTTCCTTTATTTGGAGAAGTCCTCCCCTTTAAGGATTTTCTTATTTTTATTAGAGTTTCTTCTGTTGGAGTATATCCAGACATCCCATCACCTCCATTGGTTATATTATAAGATAACCCCAAACTTTTATAATGTCTTATCAGCTCTATCTCTAATCTTTTAGCTCTACTCTCTTCTAAGTTAGTAAATAATACTTCATGCCTTATATTATCCCAACCATACTTGAGAATAGCTCTAAAGAATAGTTTACATGCTTTATATCCAAAGCCCTTAGACCATCTTTTGTCTGCATCTCTAGAGGTTATACCTATATATACTTTACCAGATGGAGAGATATGTCTATATAATAGCCATCTTTTATGTTCCATATTTGTTTCTCTTTCCTATAAGAAGAGCATCTATGATGCCCTGTTTAATGTTATGCTTAAGTCTTAGCTTTAGGTCTTTATTAAAGACCAACTCATAGAAAGACCTGTTATTGAAGTTAACATCCTCCTTATTGTAGAGTACCTTATATATCTCCTGTTCATCAAGTCTTAATAGAGTCTTGTCTCTATATGCTTCCTCATCCTCATACCATAGCTTAAGGGTATTGTCCCAGTCTATAGGAAGGTTAGTCTTAACCTTACCATTCTCATCTATTCTGACTGACTTCTCATACTTCCTTACTTCTATAGTACCCATCCTGTGAGGTAACTTAACCTCATTGCCTATCACTATATCATCAACAAGCAGGTTGTTTATCTGTCTGATAATAGCAAAGTACTGTGACTCTGACAGTACATACTTCTTATCATCAGGCTTGTTCTTTCTATAGTATTTATAGCCATCATACACACCAAGACTATTCCTTATCTTGTGTTCTCTAGGCATACTGGCTCTTCTTACCCTTTTCTTAAACTCTATAAGACTCTCCATTATCTCTTAGTGTTAGCTTCATCAAGGTCATCATCTGCATTATTGTTCTCATCTGATGGAGCATATTCAGCCTTTCTCAGCTCATTGACTACAAGCTCAATCAGAGGTGGTACAAGAGCCTCCTCAATAGGGAATGTCCTGTCCAGAAGGTCACATGCAGTACCTTCATCACCATCACAGGTAAGTCCAGATACTTCATCTGCATCCTCAAATATAGCGGTGAACTTGACTTTCTCCAAGTATAGGAACTGTGGATTCCATGACTTGAAATACAGATAACCATCAGGTGCTATTGAACAGTAGATGATATTCTTCATCCACTTGTTATAGCCTACATATCTCATCCTGTCCCTACTGATATAAGCTATCTCACCTTGATAGTAATCTATAGGATATACCCTAGGATTGCCTATCATCAGAGTAACAGGTATCTTATCCTTGCTCCTCAAGTATGAGCCACCTTCACATACTTCACCACTAATAGCTGGAACCTCTATAAGGTCTAAGCATATAGTCTGGTAGTTACTCTCAGAGATAGCCTTCTTAATATCAGTATAGTATCTCTGCTTTAACAGGAATGACCTATACTTGCCACATAGGAAGGCTATATGGTCTTCTGTGAATGTGAAGTCATCAGACATACCTTTAAGCTCATCAAGAACCATATATACAATTTCTCTGTATGTCATATCAATTAGCTTATTTATTATATAATTAAACCTCTTGCAAAGGTAAGAATTATATCTTATCTCTACAAGAGGTTAAGTGATTTATTACTCATTTACTAACCTAAGTAGTTCATCCTCACTGAATCTTAGTATATCATTCTCAGTTATTCTAGGAGTGACATCATTCAGTGCTTGGACTAATGAGGTATTCACTGCAAACTCTGGGTATGGTATAAGACAGGTAGAGCCAAACAAGCAGTATAACACATTGGTTATAGTCTTATAATCCTCCTCATCTATATACAAGCTGAAAGAACTCCTCAGTAAGTCCTCTATGAACAGTAGAACCAGCAGCTTATTTACTTCTTTATATCCTTTATATCCGAAGGTTGACAAAGCTTGAAAATAATTGCTGACCCCAGTATAAGCCATATTATCAAGTCCATCCATGACATCTGCATCCAGTATTTATAGTTTTACCTTTAACTCCCCTAAAGAACTTATTCCAGTACTCGATAGCCTGTGCATAGTGACCTGTCCTTATACTTAGCTCTAAAGCCTTGAACCTAAGTAAGGCATCTATGAAGTTCTTGGGTATCTCACACTCATCCTCTACCTCTTTCATATAGTTGACCATAGACCTATAGAAAGGGTACAGGTTAGCTACTACTCCCATAGTAGTCTGATTATCCATGCCACAAGGTGTATCTGCTGATGGTGTTCCTTTAGTGACCACATATACAAAGAACAGTGTATCACACAGAGATACTCCTAGTGCTGTACTGTTAAGCTCTAATCTTACTCTCTTTTCACCATCACCTTCTTGACCAGAGAAGCAGACCTCATCATCTTCCTTAGTCCTTATAGGACCACATCCATTACATTCAGGCAATGAGTAGATAGTCTCATTATCTGTAGCTACCTCATGGTAGAATATAGGCTTAGTGCTTGGACCATTAGCTACATAAGTGTCTTGAGTATCTATTATGATAGCATCAATATACACACCATTATAGTATTGCAGGTCTTTCACAGAAGCATCTATAATAAGTTTCTTACCATCAGGAGTTATTCTTAATTCATTAAACTGTACCATAGCTTATCTATTAAGGGTTGATAATAAAAAAGGGGCATATAACTATGCCCCTTATACTTAAGCCCCTTTAAGCTAGGGCAGCTATTTGCTTGTCTGTTGGAAGTAGAGCATTGACAGCAGCAATCAGTGCCTTCATGTCAGTGTGACTACCATCATCAACACATACTATTGTGATGTCCTTCTCAGACTTCTGTACACCCTCATTGCTATCAGTGAAAGCATAGTGAATGTCAAGAGTATCATACTTAGCTGTTGGGTCTACTAGGTAAGTAGTCTTGATAACATTAGGATAACCCATCATTCTGTAGTGGTCTCCTCTAGCACCCATACAGAAGTACTCAAGGTCTGCAATGTTATGACCATCCTCTACTTGGTTAGTAGCCTCTTGAGCTTCAACTACACCCCAGATATACTCATCACCATCAACAATCACTGTAGTAGGTTGAACTGTGAAAGGAATGAATGCTTGTGGCATTGTTCCAAGTTCCCAAGCCTGTACAGCTTCCTCAAAGATGATACCTGTGTAAGTACCTGTAAGGTCAGCCTCCTTAGTCTTAGGAGCAACCAGTTCCTCATCATCAGCAGTCTTTAGGTAAACTGTTACAAGAGGAGTAGTGTCTCTTGACACATTGTCAGCTATAGAGATAGCCATCTTCTTGTAGAAGTCTGATGCTGTCATGTTGGCAGTAGCCTTAACATAACCATACTTCTGGTTAGTGTCCTCTTCTCCTAGACCAATGTACTGTCTGAAAGCAATCCTTGTGATATACTCCTGACCTGCTACTGGTGTAGCATTTACATTAGCATCCAGAGTCAACAGCACTCTTGTAAGCTTATGAGCCAAGTCCCCAGAACCTGTAGCCTTAGCATACATAATCTTATCAACAGCTATCAAGTCACTTCTTACAATGCCAGCAGGAGACATGTACTGGAAGTACATTTGAGTCTTAGCTGTGTCCCCCTTAGGCAGTATAGAACCTGCTGCATCAGTAGCTAGCAGATTAGCACCTGACTTAAGAGCTTTAGCGACATATAAATGTCTTACTTGATTGATACTAAAATTAGCCATTTTGATAATTAGTTTAATTAAACAATTTCTTATTTGCTACCTGACACTTGAGTCTTACTTATTATAGCTAGTCTGACTGCTCTTTCAAGTATAGCTCTATGTATGACAGGATTTAATTCACACTCTGTTCTGACCTTTATACCATTAACTGATAACTCACTAAGGTCAACCAGAACTATAGGTTTAGGTCTTGAGAGGTATCTTACCAGATACTTGTCTATGTTATAATCTGAGATTATCTCAATAACTCCATCACCTATATCAAGTCTGACTGCTCTGCCTTTTGATGGACCTCTGAAAGGATTCTTAGCTATCCTGTAGTACTCATCTTGAGTTACTGGAACTATAGTAGCCTCTTCTCCATCTAGACATCCTAGTCTCTCATCCTTTAATGTAGCTGACTCATAAGTAATGAACCATACATCCTCAGGAAGTTGGAAGAACATTGAAGTCTTTGACAATCCTACATGACCTGTCAGTTTGTCTGACAGTACTACTGTCTTAACCAAGTCACTTAAGTATCTCCTTATCTCCTCTGTTCTTTCAAAACTCTCTCCAAACTGATTCTTGCCTGTGTATGACTCTACTACTATCTCTTCTTGAGCCTTAGTGAGAAACACTGACTTCTCATATTCATCAAGAGTGATGTCCAGCTTGTTCTCATCTCCATAAGGAGGAACAGTACTATAGCTGTTCAGCAGAGTGTCAAATTCATTAGAGAACTCTTGTGTTGTCATTATTCACTCCTTTGTCCTACTTGTAAAAGACCATTTGCATCTCCAGTATAGACTATCTTAGCAAGCTCCACTGCTCTTTGCAGTATCTCCTCATGTATAAGAGGATTAAGTTCACACTCACTTATAGTGCTTACTCCATTGATACTTACATCACCATACTCTGATGCTAGGTCTACTAATACTATTGGTTTAGGTCTTCTGACATATCTGACAGTGTACTTGCTTACTGTTTCACCAGAGTGAGGTATAACCTCAACAATTACATTCTCATTGCCAGAACCCTCTGTAACTAATCTCCAAGCCTGATACTTCAAAGGCTCTTTATAGAGCCTGGACATTAACCTAGAGTACTCATCAAAGCTAATAGGAACTACCTGCTTTACTCCTGTATTAGTAGTAAGTGTCTCATTTATTATTAAGAACACATCCTCAGGCATCCTATATATCTTGGCTCTAAGGTCAAAGCCAGCTCCACTTTGTGATGTACAATCTGCAACTGATATAAGTCCAGAGAAGTCTATCTGCCTCTTGGCTGAACCATCAAAACCCTCCTGATACTTATTACCCTGAGGGTTAAAATAGTTCTTCAATATCTCATCTTGTGCCTTGGTCAATAAGACAGATTTCTCATACTCATTGATACCAGGAGCAGCATTGGACATAATATTATTATAAAGTATATCGAAACTATTGCTAAATTCAACTACATTCATAATATCTAAATTTTATTTTACCAGCAGTCTTTCTTAGTCCTCTACACACAGCAGATATGTTTCTTTGTTCTATACCTAATACTATAGAAGCTTCTTTGATAGAATTAAACTTTACCCACTTATTACCTATATAAGCCTCTATCTTCACATAATGAGATTTGACTCTTTTAGCTACCCAGCTCGAAGTTTGACCTCTACCTTTTCTGCTTTTGGACATTTTAGCTTTAGTCTCATCAGAGTGTTTTAGACCTATATGAGCTTTGGATATTTTATCTCTACAGGAATTACTTAGTTTCACATGGTACCCTAGTCTTCCTTCTCCTCCATCTGTTATATTATAACTCAAGTTAAGACTTTTGTAATGAGATATTAGAGATTTCTCAACAGTTTCTGCTTCTTCCTTAGTCAGGTTATCAGCTAATATAGTATGTTCTATATTATCCCATCCATACTTTAGAATAGCATTAAAGAATTTGATACACCCTTTATATCCTTTACCTTTATTCCATCTACTCTGAGGATTCTGACTGGTAATTCCTATATAAACTTTTCCTGATGGAGAGGTATGTTTATATACTAACCACCTCATTCTTTAAGTTTAGCCTGTAGAGAAAAGAGTAGTTCCTGATGCTTAGGCATGTTCAGATACTTGGCTGCAATGTTAAGAGTAGGCTCTTCATTATCCCCACATAGAGGAGTACCATCAGCCTTTAAGTATAACATACCACCTCTGTTGCTGATAAGACCACCTTCAATAGCCTTCTTGATAAGAACCTTAGTACTTAATAGAGGGTCAGTTGCTACTCTTACAAAGAGCCTTGCATCAGCTTGAATGAGCTTACCAACCTTCTCTTGCAGGAACTCAATCTTAGAGTTCTTAGATGTAGGTCTACCATCAATAGTCTCAATGATAGTTCTAAGTATATCTGCATTCTCCTGTATCTTACCAAACTCCATATAAGCCTGCATAGTTGCATTCATCTTCTTCTTAGAAGCCTGTGACTCCTCATTCTCATGGATGATTACAAACTGATAGGTAGCTTTAGGGTGGTCCTCAAGGTCTTGAAGGGATGGTGCTATCAGGTCTCTGTTGGCTAAAAGCACCTTATATTTGATATAATCATCTGGGTCAGCTAGGTTAAGGAAGTTGTCTTGCTTAGTCAGCCTTACCTGATAATTATCCCAGAAATTGTCTACCTTATTATATATTGACAGTGCATTGTACTCAAGTCCCATCACCTCCTCTAGGCAAGCCTTCTCAGCATTGGTAAGTACATTTACATACATACCAGATGTAAGTCTAGGAACAGTAAGCCATCTTACTGCACCCTCTGCCATACCTCCATATAGGATATGCTTAGGGTCTCTTACTATACCTGTCTCTTTAGGTACATGCTTTACAATGACTCTCTCATTTCTCAAGCAGTTGACTATAGGTTCATCTACAGCAGCAGGTTGCTTAGCCTGTCTTCTTCTTGGTTGTTTAACTGGTGCCTCAACTACCTCCTGCATAGGAGTCTCATCCATTATAGTATCATCATCCAGCATTACTTCTACTTCTTTAGCCATTACTCTTCTCCTTATAGTTAGTTTATAGAAAGAAGGGGGACAAGGGATTACCTCATCCCCCTAATACCTTATCCTTGCAGTATTGCAGGAATCAATGACAATGTTCTAGTTGGGTCAAGCACACATACACCAAGTGTTGCCATCTTGTGTATAGTAGCACTATCCTCATCATAAGACATATGTGGATTACCCATCTGTCCTGTGAATGGGTTTCTTAGACCCCACTGATAGCTTCTCAGCTCATTATCACCCTTAATCTTACACTTGAAGATATTAGGTTGGTCCATAGAACCAATGTACCAGATGTCAAATCTGTATGACATTGCCACACCTCCCATTGGGTGAAGAACCTTGTTTCTTACTGGGTCATCATAGAATGGGTCTACATCAAGTCTTACCCTTACTCCATTAGGAGCTTTGTACTCTACAAATTGGAAACCAGCAGATAGAGCATTGCTGTGGAGCTTGGATTGAGTCTTCTCAACTACCTTAGTTGAGTTGTTATCCATAACAAATGTAGTCCAACCACTAACTGTTTGAAGAACTGCCTTGTGGAATAGGATAGCACCTCTTTCACCTGTCTTGATGACAAATAGTCTGTCATTCATACCAAGCTTAGCAGCACTCAGCTCATATAGAGCATCCTCAAGAAGCTTCAATGAGAAGTTGTTGTAGTACATTACATTAGCTACCTCAGTCTGCTCAAAGATACCAGCACCAGTCTTGATAACATTACCAGACTTACCGAAGTTCATGTACTCACCATTGGCATTTCTGTTAGAAGTACCAAAAGCCATTACATTGTTCTTGTACTCAGAGAATTGGCACTCAAGCTCCCAGTCTACATAGTGCATCCACATATTAGCTGTGTCCTTAACTTGCTTACCATCTACATTCCTTACCATAGGAATACCAAAGGCAAGCTTTCTACCCAGCTTATTACCCCATACCTTGTGGTGGATTCTAATAGTAGACCACTCATTTCTCATAGATACGGGAGTGCTGAATCTGATGTCACCAACCTTTCTTGAACCCTCTCTTTCTACAGGAGCATACTCAATAGAGAATCTCTCTCCAGCTAGCAGTCTCTCAGCAGGAATACCTTGAGTAAGACCACCCATAGTCTCACACTTATAGACTGCATTTGTACCCTCCATTCTAGCATCACCAAGGATTCTAATAGGATATACTTGGTTCAGATTACCTACGATAACCTCACCATCAGCAAACCAATCCTCTGGGAATACCAGATAGAAAGGTGATGTACCAATACCTACATTACCACTCTCCTCAGTAACTACTGTACCATTCTCATCTCTTGCCTCAACCAGAGGTATATTCCTTCTTGATGAGCCAATAACATCCCAGTAGTACTCATCATCAGTCTCAAACTCTCTTACAGGGAATTGATTAAGGAATGTGTCCAGAGTCTTACCTCTATAGAATGCAAGCAACTGAACCATAAGGTTAGTTGCCTTCTGAGGTTGCAACTGGAAGATTGAGCCAAGGTGATTGTCACTTGTCAGACCCTTCCAGTGCTGGAAGCCTAACATTTGAAATTTACCTAATTTACCAGCCATAAAAACTTAATTTATTAGTTAATCAATTTATATCATACATCAAGTGACCAGCCTTGTCCTATATAAGACTCTGGGTCCTCTTGAACACCACCTACAAATTGGGGATTACCTTTAGGTCTATTGGTATTCCTTAGTGTATGTTCCAACTCTCTGAGGCTGTTCTTGACTTCTTTCTTTACTTTACCTTTGACAAGCATATCAAGGTTCTTGAAACCATCAGTAAGAGTAAAGATAACTCCCAGCTTCTTTCTGAACTCAACTGGGTTCTCTGTCTCATACTTCTGGATAGCTGTCAGATACTCACCATCCTCAGTCTTATAGACTGGCTTGGCAATGTTATCATAAGCCTTTTGCCTTGTTGCCTTATCCATAGTGATACCCTCAAATATCTCCTTATCTTCAAGCATCTGCTTCTTGAGGTCTTGAGCTTCTTTCTTAACTCTCTTCTTCTCATTCTCAGCCTCTTCCTGACCTTCCTTAATAAGGTCATCATATTGCTGCTTGAAGTAGGACTTGTTACTCTCTAGGGCATCCTTAGCATCCTCTATGTCTGAGCCACTATCAAATGACTTCTTCACTTCTCTAGCTGCTCTTTCCTTTGAGAAGCCTCTGTTGATAAGGTCTTGGAATATGAGCTGCTTTCTAAGGTTCTCACCTTTATCTGATTCATCCTTGATGGCATCCTCAGTAATCTTCTCAAGATTACCTAAGACAGCTTCATACTGTCTAATCTCATCAGGCTCTAGTTCAGCATTAAGTGCAGCACTAATTCTCTTCTGTGTCTCATCAAGTCTGGCATTAACCTGCTTGTCTATGGCTTCTGCCAAGTCCTCTGGAGACTTAATACCTTTAACAAACTCTTCATCAAGGTCAGGGAGGACACCATCTTCTACTAAGGCACTGGCAATGGAATAGTAGAAGTTAGAATTGGGAGAAGAACCATTATCCTTATTAGAGTCAGGTGTCTCTCCTTCCTTGTCTTTCTTATCTTCTTTATCCTCACTACCTACGCTCTCTGGTTCAAATAAATCATCAGGATTTACTTCTTCCTCAGTAGTTGGTTTATCTTTGTCCTTGTCACCCTCCTCTGCATCTGGCTTCTCTTCTCCAGTAGCAGGAGGTGTCTCTTGTGTTTCATCACTATCATCAAAGAGGTTCAGTGTATCAATCTCTTCTCCAGATAGTATAAAGCTATCATTCAAACCATCCATATTTTCTTCTCCTTTGGTTATTAAACTATGCAAAGGTATTAACTATTCCGCAAGTAGGCAAGTATCTAATACAGATAGTTGTTAAACTATAAATGAAATCCTTATTTACTGGTACAAAAAGAGAGGTGTAGTATCACTACTACACCCCTCCGAGCTTATTATGCTTCCCTAAAGTACTTATATACTTTACTGCCACCACTCTTGTAGTCATCATCCTTAAACCAGAAGTTGATTGCAGACTCAACTACTTTAGTGTCAATGTTATCACCAAACCATGCCTTAAGTAGCTCACAGTAGTCATGGTACTGTGCATTAAGTGCTACATAAACATCGGCATAAGTTGCACTTTGTGGTATGATACCCCTATATCTCTCAGCTACTTCCTTAGCTTTAGACATATCATACTTCTCACCTACAAACTTTCTTACCACCACCTTTACAACCACAAGCCATAATCTTAAGTTTTATAAGTTAAACAATAATTACGTCGATGGTAGAGTAGGTACCTCCATACTATCAAACTCATCCTTTGTGATTGGCTCTAGTGCCTTGCTAAGGTCTACCTCTATACCTAATAGCTTCATAGTATTCTGTAAGTCATCAAGGGTATTAAGCTTGATAAACTTACTACCATCCTCAGAAGCAGCTAGGTCAGCCTTCTGTATTCTGATAGCCTTAACCTTACTATATCTGTTAGTACCTTCTCCATTAGTATATTTGATAATGTCAAATGGAGCATAGATATTACTAAATAGTAAGAAGTTCACTAAAGATGAGCTAATGAGTGGACCAATATACTCTCCAAGAGACAATAGAGATACCTTTTGTCCATTAGTTAAGTCAGTTGTCCAAGACTTAACTCTACAATATATGTAGTCATCTGGAATAAGTTCTTCTAGAGAACCATCGCTCCCTCTCTCTCTAATGCTCTTAACCTTACCAGTTGAGTTATCTCTTACTAGTAGTATCTCATTCTTGTCAACCTCATTAGGGTCTCCCTCTACTACTCTAAAGTTAAGTACTCTCTTCATTTGTAGTCTTTATCAAATTAAAACTAGTTTGTCTGAGTTTACAGGTAAGGTCTTTACAAGTGAGTAACATAAGCTCCGATACCTGCTTTCTCAACTCTTTTATCTCATCCTCTAATTCATCATTCCTCTTAATCATCTCATCAAGCCTCTCCTTATTATCATCAGAGAGCTGCTTGTAGAACTCTAGTGATTCTTTCATATTGTGAATGACAGTCTGGTCTACTTCACTATTATACTTCTTCCTTGTGAAGAACCATGAAGTCCAACCTGAGGCAAAGGTAGTTACTATACCTATTAGTGCTGTTATAAGTACCCCAGTATCAATCATAGCTGCTTTTAATTAGATAGTGTGTAGAATAGCACACCTAGAGCTGTAGCTATAAATACAGGAACTGCTCCTAGTACACTTGCCAGAATATCCATCCAGCTAAACTCATCATCAATCACTGCCTCTTTGAACCATGAAAACATGGCTACTGGAATAAGCCCTATGAAGGGGAATGCTATAGTAGTAGCATCAATAACACCTTCTTGAAGAGTGGCAACTATGGTAAACAGTGCTACTATAAACCCTCCAATAGAGAAGTGTAGTATCTTGTCTACCCCAATCTTTGTAATTAGTTCATTAAATGTCATACCTTAATAAATTTAATAAGTTTGTAACCTCCAAGTGCAATAGCTGCTCCTCCCAAAACCATTAGACCTACTTGCCAGTTATGTAGTTTATTCACTTCCTTAGTGACTTCTACAGTATTGACTACTGTTATAGTATCAGTCACATTAACAGTATCTCTAAGCTCCTTAACCCTATATATGTACTTGTACTTCTCTAAGAATACAGTATCACCCTTCTCTCTTATGATAGTACTGTCATTCCTATATAGAGTATCAACAGACACCCTATCCCTGTATTCAATCTTAACTTTATCTACAGGAACTTCCACATACTTAGTTGCAGCACAACCACTTAACAGGATGCCTAGCAGTATAGCTAACAATAACTTCTTCATAATGCTGCAAAGGTAAGAAAAATAAATCACCTATGTAAGAGCATAAGTGATTTATTTATATTTAATATAATCTTGATTTATAGTGAGGTCCCATCCATGTTTGTCCAAGAATCCCCATTCCAACAGATATATTTTTTTAAAGTACTATCATAATAAAGATAGCCAATATCCTCTATACTAAGAGAAGGTCTACTATCAGAACTTCCTACAAAGTTTTTGTAATTGGTATATAGGGCAAAAGTTACCCCCTTTTGGCTAATAACAGCATTCTCATCTTCACCCAGTTCCTGAACTACTGGCATATTTGAACCTAATCTCCAGTTCTTGCCATCTTGCCAAGAAACATCATCTACAGCATCAATTCCATACCATTCTGTAATAGTATTTCCATCAAGTACATAGGTTATCCATAATCCTTGCTTCCTAATTGACATAGGAACTTCAAGTCTTGTAGTTTCCCTACTTTCTGTATATGAAAGGAAGTACATATTAAAACTTGACAGAATGTCTGTAAGTGTAATGCCACTTTCTCTATCTGTAATAGCATCAATGAAAGTCTTAGGGAAGATGTCTTTATATCCTCCCCCAAGATTATCTCTTTTAATTAATTGTTGTATATCTTTCATAAACTATATTGTTTTTTTTTTTATACAGTTGTACCAGTTGCATTCACCCAAGCTGAACCATTTCCCCAGATAGGTTTATTTAAGGTAGTATCAAAATAAAAGATACCAGCTTGTGGGGCTGCTGGTCTTGAGCTTGAAGGACCAACAGTAGGAGTAGGGTTTAAGGAGCTTGTGGCTACATGTAACCATTCACTCCATGTATTATTATCCATCCTTTTCCTGATAAAAAGATAAGCATAAGGTTGTTCTCCTCTTACAAACATAGGAAAGAACAACTGTTTTGTCAGACCTTTATAATATCCATTTGTAGGATGGATACTTAAAAGTAGGCCACCTTCAGCATTAAGAGGTGATTTATAAATACTGTCTGCTCCGATAACAGTACTAACTATTCCAATCGGTAAACTATCTGGAAGTGTATCTAAGTTAAATGGACTTGATGCAACAGAACTCAAATCATCATATTCACCAATATCAGAAGGAGCACCACACAAATTGTTTTTGAATATGTATCTATCAAGATTAGCATTTTCTGCTAATTCTACAAACTTAACATTAGAAGCCTCCCAAGCATTTACTCTATTATTAACAATGATGGCTGACCCTATTGTTCCTCCCAACTTAAATGCAGAATCAGTATTAATTCTCTGATGAAAGTTTCCATCAATAAGAACTGCTCCGCAATTATCAAAAGTAACAGCAGGATTATTCCATAACTCCATTCCAACTTGGTCTCCTGTTATATTGTTGCAATAATTTGCTTTTACACTATTACTAATAGCATTGCCATACTTTAACTGTCCACCAATATTATTTGTAATAATTACATCTGAAATTTTGTCTACTGAAAAATATACTTTAGACTTAATAAATGTGTTTTTGGTAATAATCAGACTACATGTTGTCTGAGATTCCATTTTTATATATATATCATGAGAATTGCTGCTTACAAATGTATTATTTTCTATTATGAATCTATCAGCAGTAATAGAATTTTTCATAGGATTAACAAATGCTATAGTCCCAACAACACCTTTAATATTTTCAAAGTGATTGTTGATAATCTTAACATTCTTAATTTCAACATCTGCTTCTGGCTCAAAATCTATAGCTCCTGGCATTACACCACCAGAGCTATTTTTAAAAAGATTATTATCAATTGTAAAATTGTTACATACATAAACAGATATACCCTGCCTACTAACTATATTTTTACCATCAAAAATACAATCTCTTACTGTAACATCATTAACAAAAGAAGTCATCCATCTTCCCTCATCCGGGGATAGCAGTGCTCCAGCAGTTATTCCATCCCCACAATAGCTTAAAAATTTACATCCTTCAATAATACAATTATCTATATTTCCAAGATTAATAAGTGCTGAGAATTGAAAAATTTCAGCATGAGTGTGTATCAATTCGAGATTATAGAATCTAACATTTTTTATTTTTGGAGCAGTCAAATCTGCATCTTCTGGAGGAGTTGTGAAAATATTACAGCACCAGCCATCAGCAATTATTTGAGCACCTGCTAATCCATTAAATTGTACACCGCTCTTTATATGGATACCATCTTCTCTTCTATTAAATGACTCATTATTTACCCCAAATATTTTATATTTATTAGTAAAAATAATCTGTGCATTATATGGAGCTATATCAACCGCAGTTTGTATTGCTTTTAGGTCATTAGTAATACCATCCCCTTCTGCACCAAACCACTCTGGATATAAGGTTGAAGTACTTGTGTTTCCTGTTATAGTAACAGTATTAGCTATTTTTATAGTTCCTATAAGAGCTGTATTATTAAGAACTAATGTTCCATTATTAATACCTCCTCCTTGAAAGTCTAAGGTACACCCTTCTGGAATAGTAAGAGTTCCTCCTACAAGGTCTATAACCTTAGTTATTTTATATATAACATTAGGCTTATTAAATTTATCTTGAACTGCCATATTTATTATCATTTTTTAATTTGCTGCAAATATAAGTAAAAGTTCTTATATATGCAAGTAAAAGTAGTACTTGATTTATATATCAAATACTACTTTATTTAGTTAGACTATTACCACTCTTGTTATAAGAGTACCATCTTCATTCATCCAAAGATTGTTCTCACTATCATAGATAATCCATTGCATTAAATCCACATCAAAGTATCTGTATCCAGTAGAAGGATGTTCAGGTCTTTGAGCTGTAGTACCTGCTTTTCTATTGGACTTAAATCCATCTCCATCTACCCATACATTGTGGTTCCACCATACAGGGTGATTTAATGTACTATCAAAATAAGCCTTACCATTATCATAAGTGAGGTCTTGTAGCACAGGAAGATCAGTTGTAGCAAAAGCCTTAACTAAGCTATCCTTAGAAACCATTTCTTCTGTAAAGAAGTGGGATAATGTATAGCTTCCTGTACTTGGTAAGTCACTTCCACCACCCAAGTAAACTATATTATTATCATAATCACAGCTTCTTACATAGGCTTGTATTCCATTTAGAATAACCAAATCACCCCCATTGAAGTTAGCAGAAGCTCCTGCATTAGTCATATTACATATACCATAACCATTCATAGTACATGGTATATTAGTAGCAGGATTAGTTGGATTCAAGAAAGCTTTTGCATTTGAATACTGAGTACTGTTACCATACCAGTCATAGAATTTCTGATTAGGAGACACTCTTGTACAAGCTCTGTTATTCTGTACTAATGCCTCAAAGTCCAGCTTATAATTAGCTAATCTTGGTAATACCTCAGCTAAAGTTACTGAATTGATACCTGTGTGAATTTCTGGGTATGATGAATGTCTGTTTACATTTATGTTACCTGTATATTCAACTCTGCCATCAACAGCTACATATAAGTTATTATATGTGAGTTCTCTAAATACACACTTAGTAACAGCTAATCCATCAATAATCTTGTAGGTCTTTATACCATAATCACCCCCTCTTATGTAGCTGTTTCTAATCTCACAATTAACTAACAGATTGTCAGCAACCTTATTAAGCTCAATACATTTCTTATTCCTTGGGTTCTCAACATAACAGTTATCAACTGTAATATTACATACATTGTTGATAAGTAGTGTACCTCCATCCCAAGAGAATCCTTGCAGCATTATTCTAGCTGCTTGATAATCATCAAGCACTGCATCACTAAAGTCAGTATCACCAACAATAACTGAATATTCTCCTGTAGGAGAACTATAGTTACCACCAGTAATATTTATATCATTAGCCATGCAAGCATTGCTATAAATACTCAGGTTCTTGGTATTATAGTTAGACATACAATTAAGGATATTAATTGTATATTTCTTAGCAAGAATACCTATCTTACAATATTTTACCTTTACATTATCAAGAACTACATAAGGAGCATCTACATCTATACCAGTAATAGTTGAAGTAGTGACCATTCCAGTTCCCAAATCATTACCTTCTACATATAAATCCTTAATAGTAGTTACAAAAGGAAAGCTCCTTTGGTTGATATGTATCAAAGAGTAAGCCATCTGTACTTCTCTATTCTTGATTCTACTACTATTACCTATAATATCATTATATACTTCAAGTGTAGAATTAACAACATAAGTCAAGTTAGTAGCTAAGATAAGGGGGGCTTTTAATGCTAAAGCTCTCTTAATTGCAAGTGTATCATCTGTAAGTCCATCTCCTTTAGCACCAAACCATCCTACTTCAACATTAGCATTAGCTACAGTGCCTGTTACATCTGCTGTTATATTAGGATTTCCAGCTAAAACAGTATTATTAAGCTGTAGAGTACCATTATTTATGCTACCTCCTTCAAATAAAAGAATACTTCCACTTGGAACAAATAATGTTTGTCTGTTCAAGTTATAATCATATTGTAATATATAGATAGTATTCTCTTTGGAAATCATTGACTGGTTAAGCCAATTCATAGTAATCATACTATCAGTTATAGAGTCTTTAACAGTTACAATATTCTTTCTAAGATATATTCTTCCTAAACCAGAATAATCGGCAGTATTATAAACTTTATCTGCAAACTTTAGAGATACTTGATTTGCACTGTTTACCTCAGTTACAATATCCTCACTATCTATAATAGCTATATCCTCCATAATAAGGCTTGAAAGTTCAGTCCATAAAGATAAAATATTCCATTGATTCTTTCTTGAACCTTGAAACTGATATATTGACCACCTACCTCTATCATCCAAGAAAGTAATTACTTGACCAATCTTTCTACTTCTGCAAGGAATTAATCCTATAGCTTGAGATAGTGAAATATAACTCTCATTATACTTGTCAGTGATATTCACAAAGTCAGATACACCAAGAAGAAATAGTTGTTTAACTATATCTTTCACTGATGCCTTTACATTCTTACCATTCTGTACAAGAACTACAGTTTCATTTCCTTTAAGAGGAGTTTCAGCTCCTGCAAAGTCAGTATCTTTCTTACTGTTTGCAAGGAGCCACTTCTCTATCTTTCTATAATCTTCTTGTGTAAAAAACATAGTATTTAGTTTAATCCTTAACCATTATATCTGCCACCTTTAATGCAGACAGAATTGCATTTACCTTAGTAACCACTGTTGCAAGTTCAGCTCCAGTAGCCAAATCACCTACATTAGTAGCTTGTTTTACACCACCTATTTCAATTGTAGTAGCCTTAGGGAGTACATAAGGTTCTGAATCACCTCCTACAGTCTCCCATTCCCCATTGTTAAAGTACTTCATTGTACCTTTATACAGCCATACTGAGTTAGTGTTAGGGGCATTAGGACTTATTACTAAAGTTCTTATTGTCTT